GGCGGCGTGCGCCGCGGGCACAACTTCGTGGAGCGCAAAATCACGCTGGGACTCGGCAAAATTCTGCGCGGCGAGACGGACCGGCTCGTCCTGGGCAACATTGATTCGCAGCGCGACCTGGGCAGCGCGCAGGACTACGTGGAGGGCATGTGGCTCATGCTGCAGCAGGATGCGCCGGACGACTACGTGCTGGCCACGGGGGAGACGCACAGCGTGCGCGAAATGATTGAGCTGGCGTTCGGCATGGCGGGCATACGGTTGAAGTGGCGCGGCACGGGGGCCGACGAGGTGGGATACGATGAGGTCACGGGCAAAGACCTGATTTTCATTGACCCGAAGTACTACCGACCAACGGAGGTGGACGTGCTGTGGGGCGACGCGTCCAAGGCGGCGCAAGTGCTTGGATGGCACCCGCACACCTCGTTTGAGCAGCTCATTGCCGAGATGGTGGCGCAGGACACGCAAACCGTGTACAAGATCATTTAGTCATTTAGTTGGACCTTCCTTTTGGATTTCGTGTTATTGCTTTGCCGTTGACGGGGTTGATGTCGTCGTTTTGTTTTGTTGCTTTTACCACCACCATCGGCGGAACGTCGTCTTCTTTTTGGTGCGGCATGCGCTGGCTCATCTTCCTCATCTTCTTCCTTCAAATCCAAATCACTCCGTTCTTGCACATTTAGTGCTTTAATTTGTTCATCCAACTCATTAACCCATTTAAGGTTTGCATCAATGGCATTCCTTTTTGACAAAATTGCGGTCATTTCCGTTCTATGCATTTCATGCATTGAACGAAATGTGGTCATCACATATGATGGATATGAAACAGCACAGGGTGAATGACACAATGTAACATACATTGATAGTATTTGAACATTATTGCTGTTTTCTTTAAGCTCAATCAATTTACTCCGAATGATGTTCAGGGTTCTTGTCAACCGGTTCAGCACATTTCTGCCCTGTAGAGGTTGAATCTGGGATGTTCTACAATATGCACATTTATCTGAATTGGCCATACGGGATGATAATTGGCTTTGAATGCACGAGTCGCATACACTTTTGCCTGGCATGCATTGATTTCTGGCACCCACTACCATACCATGCGCAGAACTACACCCTTGGCCAATTGATAGTCGCTTTTGGCCCGAAACAACACTTTTGAATGTGTAGCCCTGATTGCATAGTGTGCATTCTTTCACCTCTTCCATAACACTGTCAACGAGTTTTTGAACTTCAGCAATGGCTTGCAGTTCATGCTTCCGAATTTCAAATTCTGATTCTTTGGGAGGTAGTTTTGCAATCTTTGCAATCATTGGGTGCCATTTGACCAGGTAATCAATGTGTTCTGGATATTTCGGAAAACATTCCAAGGGCATGGGCATGGGCATGGGAAATGTGCTATGACCGCTGACAAGTCGGTTCATGACGTGTGCGCTATTCTCAGAAAAAAACATGGACAAGCAGGATACAATTATTTGCGAATCTCTCTCCTCGGCGGGAGAAGTTAATTTCAGTCGTTTCATTACATTAACGAAGGAACAATCACACAATGTCATTGCAACAGGTGCCCATTTAATGTCATGAATTGGAGTGTCCATACTAATTGTTGCATTACCGATGTGGCGGCAAAAATCTTCAAAACCGGGCATTGCATTAAAGTTTGCAAGCAAGGTGTCAAATGCATAATCACGATATTTCAGTCTAAAATCATCTAGGGCTGGAAAGTTCTGCATTTGCTGTCCCGAGGCACACATGAAGTAATTAGACACGCTGTCCCTAAACTCGTCCACCACTCTGCGTGCAAATTCGTTCGCCCGATCCAAAGGATAATCATTCCAACGGTCGGAGGTTGGCGGTGGATCAATTTCACGCGTGTACATGCAATTGTAATGCAAAAAAATGCGTCGTCGCTTGTGCCTTGGCCCTTTATAATCACGATCACGACTCTCAAGCAACTCAACATATTTATGATCACTCATGCGTTTGTCAATGTATGCATCAAACACGTCAAACATTGTCCTCACGACAATAAATAAGACACCCATCAATTGTGACGTGTTTTGGCATGCTTCAATGTGTTTCAATAATATTGAAACACTTGTTGCAATGTAATGGGCATGGGCATGGTCATGGTCATAATGTGGGCCATGATTTGTTGAGAATAATCGCCGCCACATGGTGCCACCTCTGTTACAATGATATTTATTATGAATATTTATTATATTATATTTTACATTTTAATTATTCTGAAAATTGAATTAAAATGGACATGTTACTAATTTTAAACAGACTACTATCGCAACACAAAACACAAATGGATGCCATTTTGAACCGAAAGCATGCGCTGTCCAGCTTAACCGACGCCGAGTTTGAGGCGATGCTACCGCAGTTAGCCGCTGAGCTGGAATCCCATGGCGTGCTGTACGAAACTTACAGTGACTCCGAAATACAGAAGGACTGGGCCCTGCTCCTGAAAAAGGATGTGACAACCAATCCGTTCAACATTTCGGCAACGGAGGTGGCGGGCATGAAAGTATTACGAAAACACATGCGGCACTTCCACGCCGTGCGCAATTACAAGGGGCACTCCGTGGAGTCGCGGTGGACGCAGCCGTGCCTGGAAAAGGCGCTGCGATTCAACCGCGCGCAGCACTCCACGCCGTATGCGTCCGAAATCATTCGCTCGCTGTCATTCGCCAACGGGCTGGGCAAGGTGACCATGTACCGCCCGCTCATGGCAAAAAAGGTGGTCTCCTATTTGGCCAACAAGGACGGACTGACGGACGTGCGTGTATTGGACGTGTGTGCGGGATGGGGCGGCCGAATGATCGGCGCAAAAAGCATGGACAAAGGAGGGGCTCTGAAGGTGCATTACACGGGCATTGACCCCTGCGCGAAGACGTATGAAGCTCTGCGCGCCATTCGCGACGAGCTGGAGCTCACCAATGTCACGCTGATTAACAAACCCGCCGAAGTGGCCTTGCAAGAGATGGACCCTGGTGCGACTTATGACATTGCGCTCACCAGCCCTCCGTATTACAACCTGGAAATTTACTCGGACGAGCCGACGCAGAGCGTTTCATCTTCTGAACTTGATGGATACCAGACGTGGCTAAATAAATTTTTGAGCCCGGTGATTGCGGGCATCATTGGGCTCGGCGTGAAATACAGCTGCTGGAGCGTGAAAAACTTTAAGACCGACAAGAAATACGATCTGCTGGACGATGTGATACGGATTCATGGCGAGCACGGGTGGCGCCTTCTAGACGGTGCGGTGTTCACGATGGCCAATAGCCGGCGCCCGGGACAAAAGGCGCAGCCTACACAAAAGGCGCAGCCATCAACTGAATCAAAAAAAACAGAGGAATGCACCTACGTGTTTGTTCGGACTACATGAGCCAATAAGTCATTATGCGATGTCATTGTGTGATGTCATTATGTGATTTTCATTTTGGAATGGTGCTCACGAATTTGCGCAGGCACTCCAGTCCGTGTATGGGCGTGAGATACGGCATGATGGCCGATTTCAGAGTCCACCAGCCCTGCTTGCCCTGGAACGTCACCACCTTTTTTTCGCGCAGCTCGCCCATGAGTTGCGCCTTTGTCACGCACCACACCTTCCACTCGTGAAACTCTAGGATGGCCAGCATGGCAAACGTGTAGTCGTGCTCGGGTTCCAGGTGCTGCCACCGGCAGTCGTCTTTTCCGGCCCATCGCCGGGCGCATTTGATTTCGCATTTGTGTCCCTCAAATACGCCGTCGTGCTGACTGGATGTTCTTGGCGCCATTTGGAACAATTCGGCCAGGATCAGTTCACTGACGGAGCCAAACGGCTTGGAGTCCAGGCTCACTAGTTCAACCACTGCCGGGTCAGCATTCATTCGGACATAATACTGTGTCTGCGTTTCCCTTCGTTCATTATTAGTGCATGCCTTGGTGTGCTTCCAGTGGTCAACTGAAAGCAATGGATGCGCCACAGAGGGCGTTGCTTCATTTGATGCATTTGATGCGTTGGTTGCATTTGATGCGTTGGTTGCATTTGATGCGTTGTCGCATTTGGCTGGTTCATGATCCGGGGCTTGCATTTATTGACTTGGGCTTGAATTTGTGTTGATTGCATGAAAAATATTACACTTTCATGCATTCAATTTTTTTTAAATTAGGTTCGTTCACCAATAATCATCGTAATCGCTGTTATAGTCAATGGATTCCCGGAAGGGGCAGCAGTCGGACACGAACACGACGCGCTCCATTTTGCGCAGCTGTTGGGCCGACAAGAGCCAGCGAATCTTGGCCCCGTCTCCGAACTGTGCCAAACGCTCAACCACGCAGATGCCGGTCTCGTCACGTCCGCCCGACGCGCCAACAAGGTACACGGGTTTAGTGGTGCGCACCCCGTGTTCGTCAGTGCTGATAGTAGTGCCGCGACACTCGCACAGGTTGAAAAACACCATGCTCTTGGTGTAAACCTTCGGGTCAAACACGGGAGCCGGAAACTGGTTGGTTGGCTCAACTAACCAGCGAGCGGTTCCGTGCCGTGCCTTGCCTGGGAACAGGTTGGCCTTTTGCGAGAACATCCAGAGCAGTTTGCGCGGGGTGACGATGCGCTTCAACCGATATTGCATGCTGAATGATGGATAGGATGGATATTCCAGCCGAATGGTCTGTTCAAACAGCGCATTGAAATCGGCCACGGTCTTGCATGCCACCAGTTCGTCTGCCCGCGAATGGACAAGGCACCACATCATGTTCACCATTCCTTTATGCTCCAAATCACGTTCGGTGCTATAAGGCGTGACGTATTTAACCACATCCACGTCCTTGTCGTCGTCCTTGCCGATGTAAAATCCTCGGGTCTGTTCATCCTTGGACACCTCGGTTTTCATCGGCGGAAGCAGCCAGTTGTTCTTGGCGCGCCATTCCTGCATGCGCCGGTCAAAAACTTCATTGGAATGTGCGTGGTTTTTAATTGCCTCGTCGTGCATCCATTGATGTTGTTCTTCTCTCGTTCTGAAAATCGGGGAAGGTGCATCGGGGGAAGGTGCATCCGGCCGCTTCAAGTCTATCCATGTTGGCCTGCACTGGGACTGTTCCTCTCGCTCATATCGTTCATATTCTCGTTTGTCGTACGTGTCACGCGATTCGGCTATACTTGCGGCAGCGTATAAATCCGGATTTACTTGGATGCATGGCCTTGCAGGTTCTGCAATTCTGGTTGCAATTCTGGTTGCAGTTGCAGTTGATTTTTGGGTTGATGGAATGTTGCGTTTTGCGATGCTGGCCCAAGAAGTCATCGTGTGAATGAGTTGACTAATTGCGTAAGTATGCAATCCGATGTTTAAATCAATTTTTTTCAATTGTTTCAATGGGTTCAATATTTCATGTTGTTGTTGTTGAGAGAATAAGTATTAAAGTTATTTCGCCAATGTGTTTAAGGTAATTTTAATGTCTCCCATTTTCTCTCAAATGAGCGAATCCATGTTGTTGTTATCAACTATGCCCAAGATGCCCAAGCGAGTTCGCGTGATCAAACCCAAATCCAAGCCCGAATCCGAATTACTGGACATTCACGGCGACATTCGGCAGAAGTTGCAGTACTTCATCGCGCAAAAGAAAATCCCGAACATCATATTTCACGGCGTGTCGGGCTGCGGCAAACACACGCTGGCGTGGAATTTCATTCGCAGCATTTACGGGAATGACAAGGTGGCGCTGAAGGACTACGTCATGCACGTGAATTGCGCGCACGGCAAGGGCATCCGTTTCATTCGGGAGGACCTGAAGTTCTTTGCCAAAACCAATGTGGATTTAAAAGATGGAGAGATATTCAAGAGCGTGGTGCTGCTGAACGCGGACAAGCTGACTACGGATGCGCAGTCCGCTCTGCGCCGATGCATTGAGCTCTTCAACCACTCCACCCGGTTCTTCATCGTGGTGGAGGACAAATGCAAGCTTCTGCGACCCATTTTGTCGCGGTTCTGCGAGATTCATGTGCCTGAGCCGGTGATTGACGGAACGCAGGTCAATCTGCACGCGCATTTGCTTCGGAAAACGTTTGCCGGTTCTGCATTGGATAAACTGAAGCAGCAGCGCACCGAGTGGCTGAACAAGGCGGTGTCGTTCCAGCGAACCTACGATGCGGACGGCATCATTCAATTGGCCAACGAGTTGTATGAGAGGGCATATAGCAGCATGGACTTGTTGCGGTGGTTGGAAGGGCGATCAGAGTCGGAAATTTCGTCGGATAAAAAATACGAGAAACTCATTGCCTTTCAGAAAGCCCGCCACGAATTTAGGAACGAAAAGTTGATTATGATGTTCATGCTGCATTTCACACTATTTCGTTCCAATGACAGTTTAGAAAATATATCATTTATGTAAAAACTCATCATCCCAAATGGACGACTTTTCTCTCGCAAGCCTGCAAGAATCACGCAATGAATGGTGCGCCCGTTTGATCAACATTTTGGCACCCATGATGTCGGAAGGGGTTCGGTCCATTTTTGACGAGGCGTGGAAATTGTGTGAAGAAAACAATGAAACGAGCAAATATTTGATGACATTTCAGAATTTTCTCTCGCGTGTGCCCAAATGGAATGCAAACATCATTGCGCAAGAGACGCAGCGCATCGTGGATCGCAGCGGATGTGGGTATTTAGCGGACTTGGTGACGTGCGTGCATATCATTCAGCTGAAGAGCCTGACATGCATGCGGGTGGGCAGCAAGCAGAAAAAGGTGGACATTGACGTACCGCAACTCAACGAATTCATTCACAAGGTTTACACACATTGCGCGCGCAAACTGTACACCAACGTGTATTTGTTTGAGCGCGGCATTCCGCCCCTTTCCGTCCAGAAGAACGGGAGAGAATTGGAGATCATCATTAAGGAGTGTGTTCTTGACAGCATCCGGGACAGCATTCCGCTGGAAATGATTCTGAAGACGTACATGGACGAGACCATTGAAGATCACACCGAAATAAAAATCAAGGAGGAGATCGTGTCGCAGGAGCAGGTGTTGGATGAACAACAACCAATAACATCAACGACGCCATCTCAGACCAATGATTATGCGGCCATTGCAGCCGGAATTGAACCACCCCCCGCATCCGCATCCGCATCCACCATTTCGGACGCATTTCCGTCTTCAAGCGATTCAATTGTATCCACGGCATCGGCATCCACGGCATCCATCAAATTCAATGACGTGGACAGCGCGATTGATGCGAATAATGCAGAGCACAGCATCCATGCGCCCAAGACCGAGGAACGCCTGGAACAAATCAGCAACGAGCGATACATGCAGCGCAAACTGCAAGAAGAAGAAGATGATGACGGGGCACAGGATCGTCTAAAAATCGGCGAAGACGTGCAATTGGACATGTTTGATGTGCATTCCATGGAAGAACCATTAAAAAAGCTGAATTTTGATGCGCCCGAACTGGACGACATTGAAATCTTGGCCTGAAATCTTGGCCTGAAATCTTGGCCTGAAATCTTGGCCGCCTAAATGACCGTGCAAGTGTTGGTGACTTCGCAAATGGTAACCTGCAAGTTGTGACGCGAAATTGCATCCATCATTTGGGCCTTGCGGGCCTCGTTGAACAGCACGATTTCAACAAACACTGCGTCATTTGATTCCACAATTGGATAGTTGCATTGTTTCAATGCAGCCCTTGCCCATTCCTTGCAGATTGGTGCCAAATCCGATGCAAACGCAATCAAATAAGCACCTTTGACCCTTTCATTTTCCACATGATCTCGCGGGATTCCATATAGGGGTGGTTCCCAAAACACGGTGCACAAATTGAGCGCCGACCACATGCCACCGCATTGCATGAATTTGCGAAGCGGCACATAAAACATGGGATTGCGATTGTATTGGGGGTGCGCATTCTCCATCGTCAAAATGCTGATGCCGCATTCATTCCTGTCCCATATAATGGGGCACATCTTGTAAGCATTTGGATTGATCTTGACCGGGTTCATGATTTTCTGGATTTTCTTCTTCTTCGGCATTTTGCTGTGATTGAATCATATTATAAGTTTTATTAACAAATGAATGAATCAATTTTTGGTAATAAAATGTAACAAAACAATGATGTAAATAAATTCAATAAAGGATGAACAAATATAGGCGACGGGTGACAAAGTCAGTTAGACAGAAAACAGTCTCACCATTGACGATTGACGACCGGTTTTACCAGCCATGAGTCTTGTGCACCCGATTATTTTTTATAGTGATTCTAGTTCTCTTGCCACCTCGGAACATGGCCTTGGGACTGGACGTGGACCTGGTTTTGGGACTGGGCCTGGCCTTGGGACTGGACGTGGACCTGGCTTTGGGACTGGGCCTGGCCTTGGGACTAGACGCGCTTCTGGAAACACGTCGCAACAAGCAATAACGTCCAATTGAAGAAACTGTTATTTTATTAGGTTCAACATACCTTACTTTGTTAGTGCGTCTAAACAGCGTGCTTAACCGGTTTGGACGTTTTTTAGCGCAGTCAATCGCAAGCAGGTTGGTTTCCGGATTGTAGGACATAACTATCCCGCCTTTCACATCAGACGAAGATGTTTTCACATGAGCGGTTTTATCATCCACGTCACGGTACACAGTAAATGAAACACTGCATTTGGGATTATTCAACAAATCCGAAAGATAAACGTTTTTGAAATCCGTTGCACGAGTTGCTTTTCCCTCCAATGCATCTCCGCTGGATGACCTGTAATAATGTTGTGGGTCTATGCCCCTGTAATAATTGGGGGTACGCAAAATGATTTCGTTCATGTTTATAAATTGACATGATAAAAAAAATATGGCGCACCAAATGTACGATTGCACATGGAATATAATAGTTTTCTCATTGATCATTGATTGATCATTGAAACAAAAACAATTACAATGGCATTTTAATTGTGTTTAAAGGTAAAATTCGTAAAAAGGGCCAAATGTTTCGTTATGGTTAGTATATACTTTAGCAAAAATTATCAAATGAACCGCAACGCTTACATTGTGAGCGGCATCATTGCCTTCGTGTTTTTGGTGGCCAAGTTTCTGGAGATGCGCTTTTCCAACAACGCCAATGCCATCAGCAGCGAAGGTGAAGATGCTCCTCAACCCCAATCCAAACCGCTCAAATTCCTGTTGCGTGATGCAGCACTGGTCTACGTGTCTTCGCTCCTCGGGTTTTACATCATTGAACAGTTTGAAGAGCACACTGCCAGTGGTTCATCTACGGTCAAAGACGTGGCTGCATTCACGGGCGGGCCGGACTTTTAGTAAATGTTCACGACGTTGCCCGAATTTAATTATGAATTTAACACAAATTGATAATTAAAAACAACACATTAATAAGCAACAACAATCAATAATTGCATGAATCATCCATGTTGGACCGAATATTTGCAACGATTTGACAGATTGGGTGCCGATGCATTTAAGCATTTGCAATCCAAACACGCGGCACGCAAGTTTTGTGTCATTATTGAACCGCGTCAGCACCCTAACCTGATTCCTGTGATTAAGAATTTCATGTTCTTATTACAGCACACTGGATGGGGGCTAATCGTGTGTCATGGTCCCGACAATGAGACATTTGTTAAGGACGGCCTGAGCCACGCCATTTCGGACGAGCAGATTCATTATGTGCGAATGGTCCAGCACAATTTGACCACACGCGAATACAGTGAAATGTTAGGGAATCCAATGTTATGGCAGTGCTTGCTGGACGGTTTCAAGTGCGAGCATGCGCTCATTTTTCAGTGCGACACGCTGCTCCTCAAAGGCGGAGATGCAATTGATTCGTTTCTGAAATACGACTACGTGGGCGCACCGTGGCCCGATGGCGGCATTATGACATCATTAAACAATGGGCGCCCCATGCAAATTACAGTGGGCAATGGCGGTCTGTCGCTGCGCAATGTGCGCGTCATGCTGGCCATTACGCGCAAGCATCGGTATCCGAGCGACTCAGAAATTTCTGTTCCAGAAGACGTTTATTTTTCATACTGGCTAAAAATGCATGAATCCGTGTATTGGGTTCCAGACAGCGAAGAAGCAAGCGCGTTTGCAGTGGAGCACATTCACAATCATGCGGCGGCGGGGCTGCATGCGCCGCCATCATCGTGCGAGGTAAATGAAATGATCATGGCCGCTGCAATCCGAATGAACTCCAAATAAATAAAACTAATGCAAAATAATTTAAAGATTGTGTGAGGATATAATTTACCAAACACGCGACAACAACCCAACCCCGCAAACACAGCACCATGTCTTCAACCAAGAAAGCCATCGGAATTGATTTAGGCACCACGTATTCGTGCGTGGGCGTCTGGCAGAACGAACGCGTGGAAATCATCGCCAACGACCAGGGCAACCGCACAACACCGTCCTATGTGGCATTCACCGATGCCGAGCGCCTCATCGGCGATGCGGCGAAGAACCAGGTCTCCATGAACCCGGAGAACACCATTTTTGACGCAAAGCGCCTCATCGGCCGCAAAATAGATGACGCCACCATTCAGGCCGACATGCAGCACTGGCCGTTCAAAGTGATCGCCAAAGACGGCGGCAAGCCGCACGTACAGGTGGAGTTCAAAGGTGAGCAAAAAACATTTTCGCCCGAGGAAATTTCGGCCATGATCTTAATCAAAATGAAGGAAATCGCAGAGAGCTATTTGGGGACCGCGGTGACGGATGCGGTGATCACCGTGCCGGCGTATTTCAACGACGGGCAGCGCCAGGCCACCAAGGACGCCGGCGCCATTGCGGGCCTGAACGTGCTGCGTATCATCAACGAGCCCACCGCAGCGGCCATTGCATACGGCCTGGACAAAAAAGGCAAAAGCGTTGGCGTTAGTGGAAGTGATAGTGAGCTCAACATTCTGATTTTTGACCTGGGAGGCGGCACGTTTGACGTGTCGTTGCTGACGATTGACGACGGCATTTTTGAGGTGAAGGCGACGGCAGGAGACACGCATTTGGGCGGCGAGGATTTTGACAACCGGCTCGTCTCGTGGTGCCTGCAGGAGTTCAAGCGCAAGCACAAGAAGGATCCGTCGGGGAACAATCGGGCGCTGCGCCGACTCAGGACGGCGTGCGAGCGCGCCAAACGCACCCTGTCGTCGTCTGCGGAAACCACGATTGAGGTGGATGCGTTGTTTGATGGCGTGGATTTTGCGACGAAGATCACGCGGGCCAAGTTTGAGGAGCTGTGCATGGACCTGTTCCGCAGCACGATTGATCCCGTGGACCGCGTCATTCGGGATTCCAAGATCTCCAAGGGCAGCATCCACGAGATCGTGCTGGTGGGTGGATCCACCCGCATCCCCAAGGTGTGTGCGCTGCTGTCCGAGTACTTCAACGGCAAGGAGCTGAACCGCTCCATCAATCCGGATGAAGCAGTGGCGTACGGTGCGGCGGTGCAGGCAGCCATTCTGACGGGCGACCAGTCCAAGGCCATGCAGGACATTCTGTTGCTGGACGTGACGCCGCTGTCTCTGGGCATAGAGACGGCTGGCGGTGTGATGACCAAGCTCATTGAGCGCAATTCCACGATTCCGTGCAAGAAGAGCCAGACATTTTCCACGTATGCGGACAACCAGCCGGGCGTGCTGATCCAGGTATTTGAGGGCGAGCGCCAGCTCACAAAGGACAACAACAGTTTGGGGAAGTTCCAGCTGGACGGCATTCCACCGGCACCGCGCGGCACGCCGCAGATTGAGGTGGTGTTTGACCTGGACGCCAACGGCGTGCTGAACGTGAATGCCACGGACAAGGCGGGTGGCAAGTCCAACAAGATCACGATCACGAACGACAAGGGGCGGCTGTCCAAGGATGACATTGAGCGCATGGTGTCGGAGGCGGAGAAATACAGGGAGGAGGACAGCCGGCACAAGGAGCGCATTGATGCGCGCAACGGGCTGGAGAACTACATTTATTCCGTGAAGAACTCCACAGATGACGCAAAACTAAAAGACAAGCTGTCGGAGGAGGAGCGAGGCGCAATAGAGGCGGCGTGCAAGGAGTCGCTGGCATGGCTGGAATCCGCAAATGACTTGTCAGTTGAGGAGTACACAACCCAGCAGAAAAAGTTGGAGGGCATCGTTGCGCCCATTGTGGCAAAGCTGTATGGCCAAGGCCCACCGTATGGCCAAGGCCAGCCACAGCCACAGGGGCAGCAACAATCACAAGAAGGGCCCAGCGTGGAGGAAGTTGATTAATGATTAAGAATCACAACCATACTATGGCCTCAAAATATTTTATTATTTTATTAATAAATAGTATATTAATAAAATTCATTAACGAAACAACGAAACATGAAGGGAGGAGTCGTGTTAGTAGACCACACAATGACTGCACGAAACGCATTTTCAAATTTCATAACACATTGCCCCCATGTGCGAATATTGACGGACACATCAAGGTCGTCATTGACGTTGCATTTTTGGGGATGTCCTCCAGACCAATCGCCGTACCGGCACACCCGAGTGTCGCATGCATTTCGCCCAACATCCCAGGCCCGCCGCGTTGCACAGTGCATTGTCAAACTGGTGTTGCTGCACCCAGACCGACAACAGATCATTGAACGGCCGTTCCTAATGTCAAACCATGGGTTGGATAGACGCGATTTTTTATTGGAAACAGCACAAGCAATTGCCCACGAAGTAAATGTGCAACACGGAATATACAATAACTCGTTGTTTCCGATAGGAGGTGCGGCGGGGGGTGCACCGGCTCAATGTTATTTCTCTCCGATTTGTCCGGCCATAATAAATTATGCAACCAACATTGATATGCCGAGTCTTGAATGGTTTAGGGGGATGATTATGAACAAGCTTCAAGCACGAGTTCCGGTCCCGCGTCCCGGCGAAGACCCTGCGATAAGCGCGCGTCGTCACGACCCCCAAATTCTTGATGAGTTTTTCATGGTTGCCCAAGGATTGATGCCATCCGGGGGAGGGTTGGGCATCATCACCATGGAGCTCATGAGCAACTGCACGACATTGCTTAATTACTTGGAACAACCCGGCAGAACCCCGGAACAACGACAGCTTGCGTTTGATTTAACCCACCTGCAATTGCTAAGGTTGGGTGCAATGGGATTATCGCATGCGGATTGTCATCCAAACAATATCATGGTGAATACAGCTGTCCGATATTTGCCCGAACCGCATCCATTAGGGAATGCGTTTTTAATAGATTTTGGAGCGGTTGGTAGAATCCAGCCCACGTGGGATATTGCAACCATTATGCGTAATTATCAGTGTAATATTGATGCTGGATTTGCGGGTCGTGCTACCGTTTTGATGCAGGCCATGCAGCAACACAACCATGCACAATTGGATCAGGCCCGTCAATCGCTTACTCCTGCAACTGCAACGGTGGCCGAATTCATAGCACTTTTTCAGGAGATGATAACTTCCAGATTGGGCAATGTCAATGTCGCACCAATCATAACGGGCGGAGGAGGTCGCGTGTCCTCGGATTTTTCAAATAAAACTTCAACCAAACAAATGAGTTTGGATGAGTATGTTAATCAGATTGTAGATGAGATCATGAAACCCCCCGTCAAGATTAATTTGAGAGGAACCCCGAAGAAAAGTCCTTTGAATAAAAGCAGACGCAGTCCAACTCCGAAAAAAAGTCCTTTGAATAAAAGCAGACGCAGTCCAACTCCGAAAAAAAGTCCTTTGAATGAAAGCAGACGCAGTCCAACTCCGAAAAAAAGTCCAAAAAGTCCAACTCCGAAAAAAAGTCCAACTCCGAAAAAAAGTCCAACTCCGAAAAAAAGTCCAACTCCGAAAAAAAGTCCAACTCCGAAGAAAAGTACATTGAATGAAGCATACGCACACAACAATGTAATAAATCAACTTACATAAGCGCCCGCTGGAACAGGAACCACACGTCGTATTTGGCACCTTCTTCACGACATATGTGGAAATGGGATTGCGTGTCTTTTGAAAACACACAATCTGCAATGATTTGCTGGTCGTCTTTTACGGTGCGCCCCCGGGACAGGTGCTGGTGCAGCTTGGCGTCATAAGTGACGGCCCACCACTCCGCCTTGGTTTTATGGAGCATGAAAAACCCGCCAGCAATGAAATTCAGACCCGGGTTTAAGGTTTGTTTGGGGTCATTGACGATCCGAATGCAGTGATCAATTTGGGTCCAGTCATTGTTTACGCAACCATAATAAATTTTTGAGGTGTTAAGCACTGCAATTTTTTCGGGTTTGGGCCATCCGCGCAGCTGTGACATGGGCAAATCTATTAACGGTCCGGTTGTGCGACCCCGGAAGTACCCAATGTCGCACCAGCCATAAAACTCTGTGTCAAAATACTTCCGAGTTGCGGTTTCATTCACAAAGTGCACTTTTTCTGACCACAGCGCATTCACGCGCCAATCCACCCATTTATTCAGTAGCAAATTTTTTGAATGATTGGCAATCCACATGTCTTTTAGCGCATAATTGCGGAAGGATTCAAATGGTTTCATGATGACGCGGATCCGGGGATTGACGGCGGCGTATGCATCAAAATCAAACACGGCCTTACCCGCATCGTCCGTGTAAATGACGAGGTTGTATGCGCGCACATTGGACAGCATGTTGCGGATCCAGGGGGCGTACACGCTGAAATCAAACTTGGCCTTGAATTGGTACCAGCAGGTTGAAAACGTGATGTTGCCGTTGCCGTTGCCATTGGATTCAGACATTTCAACACAACTCAATGCAAATTCAAATTTGTGTAAAATTAAATCCAGGTATACTACATTAATTGCAAAAACATTTAAATTCAAATTGAAATCATTGAAATGTTTACAGTATACAAAAAAATAACAACCCCCGAAACCAGCCCTGTATTAGGTCCTGCCAATGCAACGCCAAGAGAGAGTCCAACCATCACTCCAAAAGAAGATCCACAAACAAGTGAACCAACTCCTCTTTCATCAAACATGGAGCCCTTTTCATTGTCATTGTCATTGTGCAATTATTGCTGCAGTTCTAGACTCAACCCGGATCACAAACCGGATCCCAAAACCAAAACGGATCTAAACCAGGACCAGTACGAATTCGGACATGCCACGCATTACACATACCACAAACACAGCGCAACAACCACGCCCCGAATGATCTGCGAGTTTGAAACGGGCACACCTCCATAGTTATTTTTTAAGTTGCATTGGAATGGATTCCATCCGACGTCGCATCATTTGTGTTTTGTCTAAATCCAGCATCAAATGCCCATAATTTGTGAAGCGCTGCTCAATGTCGCTGTAATCCTCGCGCTGCACCACACTGAGCGGCGTGATCAGGAACCAGCGGTCCCGGCGCTGCAGTTCAAACCAGTATCGGTCAATGGCGTATTCCAGCTTCTGCGTGGGATTACGCATCAATTGATTGATGCCCGCGCGATAATTGGCAATGAGCGTGTCGTAGTAGTGCGCGCGCACAATGTATGCCGTGGTGGTTTGGCAGTTGCTCACTTGAATGCACGCATCGTTGACCACCCGAAACGGCGGAATATTGTTGCCCGCCAGAAGCACCACGTCCCAGGTGGGAACCGTGGCCATAAATTTGTTTAATTGCGTTAAAAACAGCGGCGCATTCGTGAACAGGACGTCGTCCTCGCAAACCAAAACATGGTCCCAGTCGCGCTCTTTGGCAATTTGAATGCACCGCATGTGGCTCATGCTGCAGCCGATGGCGCCGTGCACCACGTGTTTAATGGCGTTGAAGCGCTCGGGCACCAAGTTCGGCATTCCATTATGCTCCGCATTCTTAAGGGCTGCCAACTGCGCCTCCACATGCGCGCGCCGGTCCTTGCGCGACTCCAAATTAATGTACATCACGTTCTTTATGATTGCATTGTTCATATTGTGCATGATGAAATAATACATCACGCATCATTTAAATTTTAATACGCATAATCATAATAATAAAAATTGATTTGTCATTATGATTATGATGTGTTATTATTGTATAAACTGCATCCTGCATATCACTAATACATCATGAACACCCTATTCTTTGACGGCTGCAGCAAGGGGAATCCGGGACGCGCAGGAGCGGGCGCAGTTCTCTATGACCCGAATGGCGCCGAGCTGTTTGCGGAGTCGGTATTTGCCGGTTACAGCGCAACCAACAATGAAGCCGAATACACGGGACTCATCCTGGGCCTGAACACTGCATTGAAACAGGGAATAACGGAGCTGCAGGTGCGGGGCGACAGCCAGCTCGTCATCCGGCAGATGCAGGGCAAATACAAAGTGAATTCCCCCAACCTGGTGCCGCTGCACCAATGCGCAACCACACTGGCATCCAAATTTGCGAAAATTGAGTTTGAACACGTGTACCGGGACAAAAATCAGCGCGCGGATGCGCTATCAAACGTGGGGGAGATGCGGGGCGCAATGCTTGGCACGTAGTTCCCTGATTCGGGGAACTACGTTTCCCGCCCGTACCATTTTTTGTTGACCTGATTCATGACCGCACTGTAATCCACGTGCTGATTGGCAATGTCGCTGTAATCAGGGCGTTGAATGACCGAAATGGGCACAATCAAATACCAGCGATCCGTGCGCTGCAACCTTTTCCAGTATTGATCCACTGCATAATCGGGTTGCTGTCCGGGATTGGCCTTCAAGTTTTTTAGACCCTCTTTAAAATTCGCCAACAGCCGTTCAAAATAAGGGCGACGCACCAAATAACAGGTGGCAGTTTGGCAGTTGGCCACGCGCACGCATTCGGCCGATTCCTGGCGAAACGGCTGGTAGTTGTTGCCAGCCAGCAACAGCACGTCCCATGCATCCCCGAATCGTTTCAAAAATTGGTTCACCTGATGCACGAGTTGTCCAGGGTTGGTTATAGTGGCATCGTCTTCGCATATGAGCACATGATCCCAGTTGTTGCGAATGGCGAGTTCCATACATGCCACGTGACTCATGCTGCATCCGATGGCGCCGTCTTCATTCCGAATGGCCGAAAAACGCTGCGGCTGAAATCCAATTTTTCGGAACTGCGATTCAAAATGGGTGCGACGGTCTATGCGCGAATCCAGATTAATATACAGAACGTGATTTATGTCATGAAATGTGTCAATGGAATTCATTTATGGTTTATTTGGTTTGATATTTGTTGGTTATTATAAATGCACAATACTTTAATTATGAAAATTAATCCAATTTTATGCCATTGTACTTTAAAAAATGGATGAAATGCGCATTTTGCGAAAATTTATCGGCAATCAGGGCGATGTTCAGATCCGTCATTGCAAACCGGGTCGGGTACTGTTTTAAAAAATGCTGGCGTTTCACAATTCCAGTGTGTTGCAACACCGCGGACCATTTGCAATGAGTGGTGTTCATCGGAACCGGCATGTCTTGGTTTGAAACTAGTGCAAATGGCACAAGACCGTTCTTCACAAGATGCGATGTGATTCCAAGTTCATAATCCGAAATGGACGCGTGGTGATTCATGGGCAATCCGCGCATTTTAAAATAATCAACAATTGCAGTCACTGCCCGTCCATTGAACACCATGAAATACGACTGCAAATGATATGTGCCTTCATAACTGCTGGTGATTCCCGCAAAATCCGCTGCGGTTGATTCAAACAAATGCTTCATGCATCTTCCGAATGCGCCCACGTCCACCACCACAAACGAATCATTCATTAAACACACCTGCGATGCATGCATCAGCGTTTGTTCGGTCTGCATGATGAAGACGCCATAGTTGCGAAAATCGCTCTTAAAATTGTACGAAAGAATGTGAAACTTGTTGTAATTTGGATGATTCAGTTCCCATTTGTTTGGACAGTTTGTCAATACAATGATGAAGTCAAACCGATGATCCAACCCTTCCAGCGTCAAATAATTGTAGCTCTCCACTTCGTCGTGTTTGGAATAGTGTGAATAAATCAATATTCGCTTGTCCTTAAACCCTAGATTGTGTATCAGTTGTGTGTGGGCATAATTGGCAGCAACCGCGTGCGACATTTGAGTGAATGACACCGTCTTCATCAATTCTGCAGTGTGAGATTGAACATACTCTTCAAACCGTTTCTCTGTAAATGCAATCAATTCGGTTTTTTCCCTCACAAGCTGAAGTTTGTTTTCATTAATTTGCTGCATCAATGATTCCAGATCTCTTTTCATATTTTCTTTCAACTTTGCAATTTCCTGCTCCCGTCTCGCAATTTGGGTTCTTTCTTCTTCCAGTTGTCGCATTTTTTCAACCGTCATTTTGTTTGTTTCCTCCATGTGAGCCGCAATGTGGGCGCGGTGATTATGTTCGCGCTGTGCACGCTCCTTGTTTTCTGCCGCCAATCTTCGTTCACATTCTTCATCAAAATGCTTCTTGGCTTCTTCCATTTGTCGCATTTTTTCAGCCGTCATTTTATTTGCTGCCTCCATGTGAGCCGCAATGTGGGAGCGGTGGTCATGTTCGCGCTGTGCACGCTCCTTGTTTTCTGCCGCCAATCTTCGTTCGCATTCTTCATCAAAATGCTTCTTGGCTTCTTCCATTTGTCGCATTTTTTCAGCCGTCATTTTGGTTGCTTCCTCCATGTGAGCCATGAATTGGGAGCGGTGGTCATGTTCGCGCTGGACACGCTCCTTCTTTTCCGTCGCTGATCTTCGTTCACATTCTTCTTCAAAATGCTTTTTGGCTTCTTCCATTTGTCGCATTTTTTCAGCCGTCATTTTATTTGCTGCCTCCATGTGAGCCATGAATTGGGAGCGGTGGTCATGTTCGCGCTGGACACGCTCCTTGTTTTCTGCCGCCAATCTTCGTTCACATTCTTGTTCACGCTGGGCACGCTCCTTATTTTCAGTCACCAATCTTCGTTCACAATCTTCTTCAAATTCTCTTCTTGCTCCATCCAATTCTTTGGTTTTTTTATCAATAAATTCCGCGTATTGGGCATACAACTTGCGTTTCATGCCATCATTGTTGGTCTTTATCTGTGCAATGGTTTCATGCTCCATCTGTTTTATTGTTTCTTGCATTTTTTGTCGTTCTCGTTGCATGGTTTCAACCCTTTCATTTTCAGCAGCATGATGCGTATTGTGCCGTTGGGTCGCTGCATCGCGAGTGGCCGCATGGGTTTCAGATTCATGCTTTAATGCCATGCGCAATCGCGCGCATTCGGATTCTAGTGCAGCATTTCGGGCGATGGTGTCGCCCTGTGTGCGATTCATGCGGTGCATTTCCAAATGCATGGCCCGTTCTTCTTTCGCGGTCATATAATAGAGAGAAATGCACAATGCAACGCAATTGGGGTTGTAACTAAATTACATCATGTAATTATTTTTATATGTTTATTTTTACACATGCGAATCATATCATGACATATGATTTTAGATATTCGTCGTTTTTCAAAAGGTCCATGTAATGAAACAGGCGCTTGCGGCGCAAAACCGTGTCTTCATTTGATGCATCCATCTCAAACAACACAATGTCCTGAATGATGTCTCCCTTACGATTTTTGCATTTTAACCCATAATACCCGGCAATGTGTTTTAGTTGCTTGAGCGTGCAATTCATTTCATAATCAAATGAAACTGCGGTTGCGCAATCCATCTTGAAAAAATCAAGATCTTCAAAATCCATAAAGTCGGGGGGGGGTGCATTGTTCAATTCCTCGTGCAGTGACTGCATCATGCTGTCGTATGTGGACATGGACGATTCCAATGACTGCGAATGCGCGGGACTGTCATTTGCATCTATGCACAATTCAACTGACTCTTTGTCCATGTGAAATCCAAATAATTAAACCAATCATAAACACAATCATTTAATTGTTTTTATGTGCTGTTTTTGCGTGTTTGTTTATCATGCAGCATGCACTGTTTACTTTGTTTTTTTCAGTTCGTCCAAAATGTCCATGTGCTTGAAAATGGTTTTGTTGGTGACACTGGGATACTTCGCATTCTTCGGCTTCAATTGGCTGTTGTACTCCACCTCAAGAACAATGGCAGCCCAGTCATCCGCATGCTTCGCTCTCAAAACTGGGTGCGCATCCTTCAAAATGATGAATAAGTTTTCAGTGAGTTCCTCAACTTCGTTTGCCCGGTCAGCCTGTCGAAGGTGTTCCTGAATGAGGGTTTGCAACTGATGCACTATGTCCATGATTTGGATTGGTGCGATAACCCCCTCCTTCATCAAGTTGATGATGAACAAGCTCATGGCACGCCGTTTGTCATTCGTTTTGTTGAGTTCGCAAAACCGGGTGTAATCTTTCTTCGCATCTGCGTGCTCTATGGTCTTGAACAGCGCCATGAACTGATCAAAATTCGTCTGAAACACGCTCTTAAACACTTCATCGTATTTTTGCAACAGCTGATGAAACAACCGCGCGTACACCGCCGAAAAAAAGTGGTTGGAACTGGCCGTGTTGAAAATGGCGGCACCCACCGTTTGCAAATGGCTCGCATCGGGCTCGTCCTTCAGTTCGTCAATGCGGTTACACAACGCAGCGAACACTTCATCAAATGTCTTGTCCGTGATTTTATTCAAGTCGGATCGGATGCTGTCCAAATGCGCATCAATCCCCTCCCGCTTGTGCAACTCGGTTGCTTGAAACCGGCGGATGATTTCCCAATCATCTGACGTGATTTCACTTGCACCGCTTCGGGGCTTTCGTTGCAGTGCCGACGACGACGACACCGATTCATCCGCTGCATTCACCTTTTCTTTTTCGCGTTTGGGAAAAATGGGGGTCTTCACATAGGACGGAGCACCCACTTGATCCGCTATGCGCGAAACCAAAGTTATTACGTCTTCCGGCAATTCACATTCAAATCCGTTCCATTTGATGGTCTCAAAATCGGCGAGTTTGTAAACTGGGGTGACTGGAACCGTTGGTTCAACCGCTGTCATTTGAGAGGAATGATAGATAAAAACACAAGGAGGCCAAAACTATTTATATGTTGTGAGATTTGTTTATATTCATTTCAACAAAAATACAAAAATGAGTTGATTGAGATGCAAAATTAATAATTAAAAAATGGCTTAAATACACCGCGGCATTCTAACCCAGCGTACACAATGACCGCACCGAATCCAATACCAGCATCCACCCCGACCCGTGAATTTGAGGCGTGGGAAGATATACCCGATCTGAATCCGCATCTCATGCGTGGTATATACGGATACGGCTTTGAAAAGCCCAGTCCCATTCAGCAGAAATCCATTTTGTCCATCATTGATGGACGTGATGTCATTGCCCAGGCGCAGTCGGGCAGCGGCAAGACCGGCGCGTTTGCCACCGGCGCACTGAATCGGGTGCGCTTGGATGTGAAGCAGCCGCAGGCGCTCATCATCGCACCCACGCGCGAGTTGGCCAAACAAATCCATGATGTGGTCCGAGACCTGGGAACGCAAATGACTGGACTCAATGTGCAACTCCTCATTGGAGGAACATCCACCGATGATGACGTGGCCGACCTGAAGACAAACGGACCACAAATTATAATTGGTTGCCCTGGCAGAGTGCACGACATTCTGCGCCGTCAGCCCGCCATCGGGCGCGGAATGCAGATGCTTGTTTTGGACGAAGCCGATGAAATGCTGTCAGCGGGATTCAACGAGCAAATTTATAACATTTTTCAGCAACTGAACACGAACGTGCAGGTGTGCTTGTTTAGCGCCACCATGCCGCCCGAGCTGCACTCGCTGTCGGACAAGTTCATGCGCGACCCGGTGCGCATCCTGGTAAAAAGCGAGATGCTGACGCTGGAGGGCATCAGCCAGTTCCACGTGGCTTTAGAGACGGACCACGACAAGTACGCCACGCTGAAGGACCTGTTCACTCGCATTTCCGTGTCGCAGTGCATCATTTACTGCAACAGTATTCGGCGCGTGAGTGATTTGGCGGAGGCAATGACGAACGACGGGTTTCCCGTGTGCTGCATTCACAGCGGCATGGAGAAGGAAGTGCGCGACAAAGCGTACCAGGAGTTTCGCAGCGGGGCGCACCGCGTGCTCATTTCGTCCAACGTGACGGCGCGCGGCATTGACATTCAGCAGGTGAGCACAGTCATCAACTTTGACATGCCGCGCGACGTGCACACGTACTTGCACCGCATTGGTCGCTCCGGGCGCTGGGGGCGCAAGGGCAGCGGCGTCAATTTCATCACGCGCCGCGACTTTCGCAAGCTGAAGGAGATTGAGTCGTATTACGGCACATCCATTCCAGAGCTGCCCGCCAATTTCGGGCTGGCTTGAAATATATTATAATACACATAATATAATGCAATACCATGTGGAATGCATATGTCATAAATCTAGAAGTGGAAAATCACACAAAAATCGCAAACGACTGTTAAAATAATTAAATTCACGTAATGTAAACCGAATTTAATTTAATAATTGTAATATTTTTTGCAACATTTGCATTGATGCCCGTTATGCTGTTGCCGTTTTTACCATTGACCACCGTGCTAATGAGCATATTTGTCATAACATCTGTTAAATTCAACGATTTTGAATGCGCTGACTTGGTGCAGGACAGTTTGGATTGCGACGTGTGCTGGTGCTACGAAGAGGGCGGGTTTGGATGCCTTTGCTGCACGGTTTGTCATGACGATGCAGATGATGATGATGACCGTGCTTCTTATCACGATGATTCGTCTGACCTGTTCCATTCCTACGCCAAAAAATCGTGAAACAGCTTGTCCACGTACATGGGTGTCAGCTGCGGGTTGTACAAATAGCAGTTGCATTTGCCGTCCGAATGATAACTGCCGTAATGCCCGCCACCGCAGTTGCAGTACCCGGGAGCGGGCTGCATGGGGTCTGGCGTGAACATGCACCAATCTTTCGGGTAGCCTTGTTCTACGCATGCCGACCAATTTTCATACCCCTCTTCCATAAACATTTGCTGCTTATAGTTATAACGCGCGATGTAGTAAATTAGAACAATGAACATGCCCCATTTTATCCACTGGTTCGGAATGGAAAACATGATTTCCTTAGGCCGTATGCATTAATGCTACATTTTATTTTTATTGAGTGGGGGGGGGGCGGGTGATTTTGATTATTTATTTTTTTCACATTCATGATACTCCTTGAATTTAACGTAGTTGTAATTGTGTCCTGGCATTTCACTTGCAATGCGATCATTGTATTTTTGCATGACATCATGCACTATATCATACAAAATGGGTTGTCCTCCTCCGCAATTCAGTCCGGGAATGTGCAAAAAATATGCGGAATGCCCAAATAATTCTCCAAATGACGGACTGTCTTCTTTCTGCGCTTGAGAATGCAATCCAAAATTCACACTTGAAGTGCACGTGTGCAGCAACCGTGCATCTATGTCTAAATGCACATTGTCCGGATGCGCATTGGCATACGCTGCCGTCGCCTTTTGATCATCCGTGTATCCGTTTTCAAACATCCAATTGTTCAAATGCAGCAGGTTCTTGGCATATCCGCACATTAAGCCTCCATTTACGTATTTTTTTACGTGGTCCGTGGCAGAAATGCGCATGCCATGGTGCTCAAAATAAGGTCCAAGCCATTCCACTTGCGAATAAACACAATTGGAGTCATAATTTATCCGACCTTCCGCAAACATCTCGGCGCTCACCACAATGGGTTTATTCAATGATTTGAAATCATCCACGAAATAATGCGCATTCCTCAGACAATACACATCGTGTGCATCTGTGATTACAACAATTTTGTCAGGGTTCAGCGTTTCCAAATGGCGAGCACATGCCTTTATTTTGGTCATGAAATTCTCCCATGTTTCACCCTCCCCCAGCACAACATGATCCCAATTGTTGATTTTCAACGTTTCCACCAATCGTCGCGTGTTTTCATAATTCGTCTCATTGAACTTGTTGCAATATGTGATCACCACTGGGGTATCATTCATTCCAAATGTATTCAAATCAAATGTATAAATAAAATCAAATAATAAATGTTCACAGAATGTTTATGATTTGCATTAGTTGACTTGGTTTAAGTTATTATTTTGAAAAACTTATTGATAAGTGTTTTTGATTTCTTTTTTGTCTTTCTTGTTTTTTTCACTCTTATAGGGCTTTTGCTGGTATGGCTTTGGCTGGTGGGGCTTTTTACAGGGGTTCTTATAGGCGTTTTTACAGGGGTTTGGCTAGTGTTGTTTGAATGGTTATTTGCGGGGGTTTTTTTTGCATTGGGTGACCGTTTTACAGTGAGTTTGTGTTTTTTGGCGTTGTAGGTGTGTTCAAAGTACTCCATGGGGGAATACTTCAGAAACCATTCTTCGTATTCGGGATTGTTGCGTTTGAGCTCTTGATATTTCGCAGCCTTGGCGGCCTTGATGTCGTCCAGCGTCTCCTGCTTGCCGTAGCACGTCATTCCAAACCGCCGCAGCAGCCCGCTCTGGTTCAAGCGATTCCGCTGCTGAATGTCATGCAGCTGCTTGCACATGCACAGAATGCGGGGCACATCGTAATACGGTTTGTCCGTGTATATCATGGCCAAATACAGGCTCATCATGGTGTCCGTGCTGGCAATGCGCACCCGTTTTTTGCCCGCCTGGATCACGTTGTAGCTGTGACACGCCACCGGCTTGTAAATGAACGCGACCGGATCATTGTGCTTTCCCACCGTGATTTCGTAGTGCTCCGGCACAATCTCGCCAATGCCCGAGTGCTTCGTTATCACCACGTGCCTGAAATCGTTGTCTTCAAGACGTTCTTTTACCTTTCCAGCACTGACTTCCGGATCAGTGGACAGGACATCAAAATGCGGTATTTGCGCAAACAGCGCCTTCTCCGATTTCGGTAAGTACCGCGCATAGTGCGACAGGGCATACCCCCCGAAAAACACCAGGTCTTCGTCTATGAACACATTACGCACCGTGCGAAACAGGCGCACGTCCTCGGTCTCGTTGCCGGCATGATGATCAATCTCGTCTGCAGTGGGTGTAGGGGGAATGTTTTGGGCATATTTGGGTTTTTTGGGCGTTTGAAATGGAAGGTGCAGGCGGCCGGGCGTGCAGTTGTGAGCCCTCGGCGGATGGTGCTTGTTCAGCAGCGCCAGCCGCTTGCTCACCTTTACCCAGCGGGACACGTCCCCCTCGGGGCGCGACAGCTCCAAATACATGCCCATGCGCAGCAGGTTGGGCGGCGCGTACAGAATGCCGTCCACTTTAATCGCATCCGCGCGAATGTTCTTGAACAGCGCCGGGTCCAGCTGCGTGATGTCGGCGATGCCGACGAAGTTCACAAACACCTTGTACGTGCCGTGGTGCATGCCCGACTTGGCCTCCACTTCGGAGTACCCGCTGTTGTAAAACTCGTCGGCCAACTCCTTCGCGTGCTCCAGCGCGTTCGGCGAATAGAAATCGTAATCCGGGATCTCCGTCTTCTTGTCGTAGAACTGCGCCTCTTCCGGCAAAATGTTGTTGATGGCCGTGCCGCCGTAACACACCAGCTCGTGCTTCTTTATGAAGCGCTCCACAATGGCGATGATGTCCTTGATTTTAGGGTCGCTCGTTTTTTTGGCGCCAATCTTGGCCTCGATGGTTTCAACCGCCTGCTTCACCAGGGCTTGTTCCAAATCATCCAGATCCGGCATTTTGCTCATGATTTGCAATTATGAATTGCTATACATTTTTCATGATATAAATAAAATTTTAATAATTTGATAAAATAAGTAAAATAAGACAATACGACAACAATACGACATTAATGCAGAGGCCAATGGACATTGTGTACAGTTCCACCGAATTGCTTAATATAAAACGATTGACGGTTGTAAATGGGAACGCATGTTATAAAATTGAAGTTAAAGACAAAGAAGGTCCGTGTAAACACAAGTTTGTGTGTACGCTGCAATCCACCAAGTTCATCGCCATAATACATGACGGCAACCTTCATATATTTAACTTGATGCAAGACCAAGATGGCATATTCCCGGAGGATTTTAGAAGTTACATTGATGCAAACCGTATGAAAATTTTAAATTTATCCGGTAGTTTTCAAATAGATGGATTCAACTGGAAAAATCCGCACAACCTTGTGATTGTTATCCCATACTCACCACCATGCGACCACCAGTTTCTAGATCTGACCGTTGCAAAAGACATTATCCGCGCATTAAATGCTAAACTTCAACCGACCTGTCACTGGTTTAATTTACACATTGACTACCTTACATCATTTCCCACAGGAAGCACTGTATCAATGTATTCAACATTGTCGTTGAATTCTTTTATGAGACCACCGCTATTATTGTGCTTAATGCATAGAAATGAGTGCGTTTCGTCCATAGAAATGGTTGTGCGCAACGAGAAGATAATTGATATTTATTCTGAGACGGATGCACGATGTAAGAGGCGAGGGTTCAACATATTATTGCGTGCGGTTGCAATAATGATATCAAAAGATCTCAGTGAAAGTGCTGAAAAATTGAACTCTAGTGCAGCCAACATAATATCGGCATTGTTGATGATAAAACATTTCAACGCAGTTTCACAAGAAGGAGACATAAGCAAATTCACAATTTCACCAGAAAAACTTGATAAAGTGATCAAAGATTACTTTCATCAGCATGATGATAGCATGGTGACCATGGTTGAATTGAATGATGATAATATTGCAAATGCAATGACCGTGTTTCATAAAACCATTGAAAAAATTGATTGTCGTAGTATTTCAGTTCGCCGGCACAGAAGCGCGTCTCCCGCCCGTTCCCGTTCCCGTTCCCGTTCCCGTGCCCGTTCCTGTCGTAAAACCACCTCCGTCAGAAGCGCGCCCACTGGCGGAAAAAGGAAAACTATAACCATGAAAAACATATAACATGGTCAAATAAACATAAGAAATGTTAATGCGCATTCGGCAAATGTAATGCATTTAGGACAAGAGACGTGATGGCCGTGGATGCCAGCAAAAAGAACGCTGAGCTAAACACAATGGTGCGATCAAACGCGGTGAACGGCTCCGGTTTGATCCACGGATTGAACCGCACTAGCAAGAACACGATTATGAAATACTTTAACACCTCATTTAGCGTTTCCAAGTAGGCGGGCGCCACGGTCGCAATGCCCAGCAGCGCAACAGCATATAATCCGTACCATGCATACAACACGATGTAATAAAACTTTTGAAACCACTCCTTCATCGCACCCGCGCGTTTAAACATTCGTAATATTATTTATTTGTAGTGTAATAGGTCAAAATAAATAATACATTTTAATTAATTTTTAATTAATTAAGTAAGCAAGTGTATTCAAATAATAATAACAATGAACCTGGAGCTCTCCAAATTTGACATGCGCTCCATCAGCTTTAGGCCCGATGAAAACAAGGGCCCCGTCATCGTCCTCATCGGCCGCCGTGACACCGGAAAAAGTTTCCTCGTGCAGGACCTCATGTTCCACCACCAGGACATCCCCATCGGCACCGTCATCTCCGGCACCGAAGCCGGCAACGGCTTCTTCGCCGCCCACGTCCCCAAGCTCTTCATCCACGACGCCTACAACACCGCCATCATAGAAAACATCCTCAAACGCCAAAAGGCCGTCCTCAAACAAGTGAAAAAGGAGGTTGAAACTTATAAGCGCTCCACCATTGACCCCCGCACCTTCGTCGTCCTGGACGATTGTCTCTACGACAACAAATGGACCAAGGATGTCATGATGCGCCTCCTCTTTATGAATGGGCGCCATTGGAAGATCATGTTAGTCATCACAATGCAATATCCTCTCGGTATTCCGCCCAATTTGCGCACGAACATTGATTACGTGTTTATCCTGCGCGAGCCCTACATTGCCAATCGCAAACGCATCTACGAGAACTACGCGGGCATGTTCCCCACGTTTGAGAGCTTCTGCCAGGTGATGGACCAGTGCACCGAGAATTTTGAGTGCTTGGTGATCAATAACAATGCGAAATCCAACAAACTGCAGGAGCAAATCTTCTGGTACAAGGCGCAACAGCACGGGCCGTTCAAGCTGGGGTCTAAGGAATTCTGGGAAATCTCCAAAGATCTGCACTCGGATGATGAAGAGGAGAACTATGACCCCAAAAACTCCGGTAAAAAGGGTCCCAAAATCAACGTAAAAAAGAGCAAATGGTGAAAAGCGCTCCTCCGAACGGCGTAGCAAACATTTGCACATTGAAAAGATTTGTTTGCGTATACAAAAGCGCTCACGCAGTTGCGTGAGCGCTTTTATCTCAAAAACACTTCACATTTATATCTGCTTTCGTATACGCGAAAGCCAATTTTTAAAAAGTGCTTTTGTTTGTACAAAAGCACTTTTTCATAAACTAATTTAATATTGTTAAACTGATTTTACAAGGTCTGCTTTCAAATTATAAAAACACTTATGCCTAAAACAACTTAAACAGAGTCCGCTTATGCATAGTATAAACCCATACCACCATGGAACCCGCAACACAACCACAACAACAACCACATCAGGAGCTGAACATCGTTGAGCTGATTGAGAAAAACCCCATCACCCGACTGTCGCAGGAATACAATGGCAGACTATTGACCAAAATTCAGGAATCATTCACTGGATTTGAGCAACAGTTGTTTGTGAGTAGTTTTTATTGCTACTTGAACTATGATAAAAATTTGGATTTCATCGTTGATTTGGACAATGTATGGAAATGGTTAGGATTTCAACAAAAGGTGAATGCAATGACCTTGTTGGAAAAACAGTTCAAACTTGACATTGATTACAAAAACCTCACTGCTTTGGATACCCCAAAAATAAAAATGAACGGCGGTCACAACAAGCAAATCATTATGCTCACCGTTCGTTGTTTCAAGTCGCTGTGTCTCAAGGCTCAAACGAAAAAGGCATCGGAAATTCACGAATATTACATGAAGATGGAAGAGGTTTTGCATCAGGTCGTGGATGAAGAAACCGATGAATTGAAACAGCAATTGGAACAGAAAAACGCCGTCATCCAAGAAAAGGAATCCATGATTCAAGAAAAGGACTCCGTCATCCAATCCACGAAGAAGGAGAAGCAGCGCGCCGTGGAGCAGGCGATCATTGGCCAGTTTCCGTTGAACACGGAGTGCATCTATTTTGGAACCATTGACAACACGAATGCTGACAATGAGAAGCTGATCAAATTCGGCCACACAAATGATCTCTCCACTCGCTTAATAGACCACCGCAAAAAATACCAAAATTTCGTGCTGGTTGCCGCCTTCCGGGTTCAAAACAAGGTGGAGATAGAGAACCTGATCAAGACGTATCCGAAGATCAAGCGCCAGGTTCGCAGCATTGAAGTGGGCGGCAAAAACAAGACCGAAATCATTGCATACGACAGCACGAACTTCACGATTGAGCGCCTGAAGAAACACATTGCCGACATCATTCATTCGCGCACATACAGCATTGACAATTTCAACCGACTGATGCAGCGAAACGAGATGCTGGAAGCTGAAAACAGTGACCTGCAAAAAACGGCGGCAAAACAGGCCCTGGAGCTGAACGAATTGCGGGAACTCGTGGCCAAACAGAAACAAGAGCTGGAGGTGGTTGCGGCGGGTCACCAATCGGTATATGAAAACGTGCTGCTGCCCGAGGACGAGCTGACGCAGAAGTTCAACGAATTCATCAAAGTGGCGTGCATTGTGCGCCCTGATGTGGAGGAGTCATCGGTCAGCATGGAGGGACGATTCCGTCTGTGGTGTCAAACCAAGCCGACGAAGGAAACGTTCCACGCGCTGAAGAACTATTTGGATGTGCGGTTCAAAGCCAAGCGCATTCGCGGGGTGCACGGCTACCTTGGCGTGAAACTGAAAACGGTGGAATACAAAAAAATGCCAGCATCGGATATATCATCGCTTTCACTGAGTCTGAATGTGGAGACATTTTTGTTTGAACGGTGCCAATTTTCTGACTGTGGCAAGATTTTGAACTCGGTGTTGCTGAAAGAGTACCATAAATGGAAACAGTCGGTTGGATTACCATTGACCGACGCAGACATGAAGGATCTGAAGGCGTATTTGAATGCATCGCCGCATGCGCTGAAGGCGACCGTGTGGACCGAACAGGGAAACAATGAGGGCTATTATGGCATCTCATTGCGCGAGGATTATTATGCGATAACGAACACCAGCCCAACATGCGCAACGACCGGCAAGAAGGTGGAAAAGAGGGAGGCGACCACGCACCAGCTGCTGGGCTCGTGGCCCACGATTGCAAAGGCCGCCTTGGCGGAAGGCGTGTGCGCCGCAAAAATGAGCCGATACGTCAAAGCCAAGACGGTCGTTGCCGATTATTACTACTCTCAGGGAACGTAGTTCCCCGAACCCCTCCTCCGTTCCCTGGTCATTGGATCATGGATTCGGATATTTAATGTGAGTATAATTGAAATACTAATCCCGCATGGGTTGTTGTATTATTTGCTTGAATTTCTCTCTAATCGGAAGTTCAATAAACCAATCATGATGTTTATAAAGATGCAACATAATCCTAAGTGCATCCTCCGTTGCCAAGTTTCCTCCTTTTTGATTTTGGGAAACGAGATAAAATGGATAATAATATCAAACACAACATTCAAACCTGGATGCATTTGGCCGCCTTGGTCATGATGACCTTACCGGGGGTTTCGGTGCGTTGCACGTGTTTCATTGGCAAGTAATTGACGCCCACGCTGCGCAGTCCGCGAATGTTTACTGCCGCGCGATGTTTAACCAGCATGGCAGCACGTCGGATCACTTCGGCGTCGTAGGTGCCCGCATTTGCCGTGTTCACAACGACGGCGTGCGGGCTGGGGAAGTCCTTCAAATGGAACCACATGGCGTGCTGCGGTGCCCTTTTGATGAGCGCGTCATTCTCGGCTTGGTTTGCGCCCACGCGAATGGCATAGTCGCCGTTGAAAATCTCGGAATACATGTGCTTGGTTTAGGTTTTGTTTTGTTTTCTTCTTTGTTTGCTTTGTTTAGACCATCATTGTAAATAAATTTAAATCAATTTTATTTGCATTGGATTTGATTTAATAAAAATTGAATACAAAATGCAAATATTCTAACCAATAAAACCAATAAGCAATCAAACCCAATCGCAATCGCAATGAATTTCATCCGAAGAATGCTGAAACCCGCTGCAAATGCAACCACTACCACTACCGTTATTGAATATCGTGCACGCAATGTTATGATACATGCTCTAATGCTATAGGTTGGTGGATGGATGCGCGAAAATATACCTCGAACAAAATCGCATTATTGTATCAATTTTAAAAATTTATATCTATAGAATAATTAATTATAAACCTATAAAATATAAACATGACACGAAATATATCCACATTAAGGGCGCGTCTAACAAAATATGAGCAATGCCGAGATGCCAAATGCACACCCGGATGGATTATGGATAAAGAGCTCAAAAAATATGGCAAATCAGTGAAACGCAAATGTGGCAGTAAATACGCGCGCATGACATTAAAACAATTAAAGAATGTATCTGATGCAGAGTGGCGGATGCACAATAAATGCACGGATAAACATTATAACGGATCTCGTTATGGTAAGATGTGGAAGAAACAGTTCCAATGCGTAAAAAAAAACTGTAATCACATGAAACTATTCTACTCGGCATAATCAACATCAACATGATTCAAGAAATGTATTTGAATATACGATTACGATGATAAAAAATTGATATCATTTTTAAATACACATTCACATGATATCAGCGGTTACCGATACTTTCTTTCTACGTCGTGAATTCCAAAGTGGATCAGGCGAATGAAGACCACTGCGGGTGTTGCCATGAGCCTTCTCAAACTCAAATGAGAAAAGAGCAAATGCTGCACCAGCAGAAAAAATGGCAAGAAAGGCAACGACGCAGTTACACCCAAACACCCCGGTGCAAAAGGAAGAGTATTGCGTTCCATTTGTGATGTAATGCATGGGGTTTGTCCCAACAACTCAACAACTATCAACCATTTTTTAATTCATATTGCAATACTTTAATAAAAATGTTAACCAAATGATTTTTAATATAAAATGACACAATTTTTCATTTTATAATATATGTATATGTACACCACAACAAACAATGCATTTAACACGTAAATTAAGAAACAAAAACAAAAAATATGTTAAGCGTCGTTCAATTAGACGCACATCGCAACGGGGGAGAGGCGGTCAGGAGCACTCACATCAATCATATGGCAGAGCTGGTGTGAGAGATGATCGTGATATTAAAGTTAAAGTGCATGGTAATTACCTGCTGGATGGCTGGAAACATTTGAGACAAAAATTTATGATTGCCCCTCACGAAACTATAGGCCATCTAAAACAACAAATTAAAGAACGCATTAGGACAATGCATAATAAGCACAGGTATGAATTTCCACTCAGGTTAATGCTTAACCCACACCCAGACCAACACTCTAACATTAAAGACATACTGACTGATGAAATGACTATTGGGTATGTCCGCGACAGATACTTCAATGACGAATATGACCAATATGAAATAAATATTAAGATGAGTGAAGGAAAGTATTATGGTCCTGATTTTTCAACTAAAATTTTTAGCAGGGAATTGGGTTCCACCCATCCGTTTAAGATGATGATGAAACACAGCGGAATTCGGAAGATGCGTTCGTGAATTCAAATGTTTCAGGGCTCGTAAAACAGGTCGTCAAACATTTTCTTGTATTTTTGTTGCAGGGCCGCATTGGTGGGCAGGTAGCGGTCCACACGCTCACGGTTGATGCGAAGGTATTCACGGGACACCGAGTCGTGCTTCATGATGGCGCGCAGGAGCACCTCGGCGCCCTGTTCCAGGTTGTGGCCCTCGTAATAATATCCGAGGTCGGCGCACAGGTGCGCATTGTGCACGAAGGGGTATCCGAGCCATGCCATTTCCAAGTAAATGTAGTTGAGCGGGTTGCCCCATTGGTGGAACACGGCCACATCGGCGTGCGTCTTCATGAATTCAAACGTGATGAAGCGCTTTTCAAAGAACACGCGTTTGTCCAGGAACAGGTCGGTGTAGCGCACCGTGTTCTCTATTTTTTTGGCATTCAGGGTGTCGCCGATTTTATCTCGGAATGCGTTGGTGATGTAAATGCGATCCACGAGCTGCGGCGACAGTTGGTAGGCGCGCTCGCACAGCACGAACGACGGCAGGAACCACTTCATGATGCTGATGTTGGGGTCAAATGTTGCTAACCGTTTGGATTTATTCAAATCCTTTTTTGAATTGATGTAAAGGAAGTCGTTCAGTGTGGTGCCGTTCTTTTCAGCGATGGTTTCAATGCCTTTGGGCGACCAGATGAACGGCGCTTCAATCACCTTGGCGCAGCGGGACAGCGTGCGCTTGTAACACTCGTTCATATCCATCATTTGCGGAATGAGCCACACCTCGTCAAACAGCGACTTGCGCGGGTTGGTTTTATCCTGCTCAAACGAGCCCGATTCGCCGTGGCCATACAGAATGGCCTCCGAATTAATGAGGTATTCGTTGCCACACACGTAGGACACGAGTTTCACACCCATGTGGCGCAGTTGCTGCAGCACGATGTGAGAGATTTGCACGCCAAATGTGACGACTGCCTGAAACTCCACCCTATAAATTTGGGAAAAGCTTATGACATTTTCGTAGTGCGAGCTGTTCCAGCCATCGGGTGGACTCTTTTTGAATTTCTGGTAGTCGGCATTGGTGACAATGAGATAAGGCGTGTATCCGATGTGCTTCAGCACGTCATAAAAATACAGCGTGTTCTGGTGGATGCCGTTATTGAACATGTGGGACGGAACCGCCGCGCTGATGCCGATTTTAATGTCCTTCAAATCGGTTGTTGTCGCCGATGCGGTTGTTTTCGGCAAAGGAATGCGCACGATTTTATCCATGAAATAGTGATGGAATAGCGGAAAAACTGCGACATCGGCGTCCTTGTCCTTGCTGGTGTTGCTGTTCTTGTCATAAATGGTGGCCCGGGATTCATTCGGGGGGATGACTTCACTGAGCAGTTTCACGCAAACATTAGCCTCCGCCGCCGCCGTATCAGAGCCATCAATCACTTCTTTGCAGCATGTGTGCATGACGGATCCTGGTTTGATTGTCGCAACATCAAACTTGGTGTTTTCCGAACAGCACTGGCGAAAATCGGCAACGCAGCTGCACATGTGCTGGATGACCTTTCGTAGAACAGGATGCCTCGGGGTGCACGCCATAAAGCCCGCAAAAATCACAGGGGTCAAACATGATTCAATGGCGACAAGTTGATGCTGCGGGTCTGTTTGATTTATCCCAATAGCATTTTCCACAATGGCAGACAGGGTCTGGTCTTCATGCATGATTACGCCAGTGTCCATGTATGCGCCACCGTGCTTGTACAAATAATAATACATGAACACTTCATGCAGCTGCAAGATGTCGGCCAGTTTAATGGTTCCAGCACCAGTTGCAGAAGCTACGCTGACCGTGGTTGTTGTGGAGATTGATGTGGATGACGACCCATTTGAACTCGCATCATTGCCTTGATTGGCGGCGGCGGTTCGGACAATGTCATGTGCTTCGCACATCGCATCATGCAACGGCTTGCAATCGGGATCATCTTCCTGCAGCGCCGCAAAATAATCAATGATGTTTTCATGAGTGTAAAAATGGTAGTCCCATCCGGGTGCACGGTCTTGGACCGCCCTTTCAATGTGTTGCGGAACACGATGTTCATTGGTCTGAAACAGTACTTTAGGAAGCAATGGAATCATGACAGAGAGAGAGAGAGAGAGAGAGAGAGAGAGAGAGAGAGATATAGTGTTAATATTAATACATTCACATCAATTCACATTTTTAAATTAATATTTCATATATTTAATTTAAAATGCATGGTTTTAGTAACGACCCTTCATTTTCATTTTCAAATTCAAAATGGCAGTGACAAAAACCGTTTTTTCTAGTAATGCAAGTAGCATACACGGACCACAATGCGTGTTTTCAACACAAATTGATGGCATTATAAAATTGGCAAAAAGTGATCCATTTAAACATCTGAATGAGTTTATGACACAGCTAGATCTTGGTGATTTTCAATATTTAATTGACAACTTTAAGTTGGAAACATTTCAAATGCTGGCTGTTAGACTGCAATCCTTAAAAACAAATTCGCATCCGGTTTACATTCGCTTATTGAATTATCTGAATTCATGTTTGACCACGTTGCTGATCGTGGAAGTCAATGTGAGCAAAGAGCTGGTTGTTTTGAGGCAAGAAATTGTAAAATTAAAGGCCGAAAATTCCATTTTGACCAATGTGGAATTATTAACAGAATATTTAGCATTATTGACCAAAAAAACCTTCACAATTTTCAACAATCAGAAGGTTGGTGCAGCCAAACCCAGGTTGCGTCCCGAATTTGACATTTATGTCAAGAGGTACGGATTTCCAAAGAACGGTGCATTTGACTCTGCCCGTATGGCCGAAATCGTCAACGAATTGAAGATTAAACTAACATGAACAATGAACAAACCAACAAAAAATTGTTCGTGCATTGCCTACAATTATAAATGTTGCATATTTATAACCTATTTTATTGATATCGGATATCCATGTCATCCGCCGCCGTCATTGATTTTGATGTTGGCAATTACACCGTTTATGAAATTTTTGACATGTTCAAATTGGATTCAGCAACCTGCAACATGCAAGAGGCGGATGCGTGTGCCAATCAGCTTGCAACCGCATTGATCCAGCATCAGGATGCTGCTCATTTCATTCACCAATGCCGAGAGAAAATCAGACAATTTATTCAATCCAGAGTGAAACCCTACCATCAAAGCATCGTCTCTCAAAACAATGACTACCGTCCGAATGCGAATGAAGCCCGATCAGAAAAAAACACGATCAACCTGAATTACTCCACGCATCCCTCCAATTACGATGCATTTTATAGGGAATCCGAACTGCATGATGGAGGGTCAAGCACCTACGCCAAGCGCAACATTGCGCCAGTGACCAACACTCACAATTACAAATTTCCCACGGGGGTGCTCAACCCCATTGAGAGACGAGTAATTAAGCGGCTGCTGTCCATGGACACGTTGTTTCGCGTGAATTACAATTTAACACCCTCCACCAATGCGTCGTGGGCATTGCCATTTCCCGTGGAAAACGTGGTGTCCATGAAAATCGCATCGGTTCAAATTCCAAACATGTGGTACGCCTTTTCCGAAGCCACAAAAAGTAACCGGTTTACTGTAATCATGACTGGTTTGAACATTCCACCGTATGATCAGGCCGAGGTTTACACGAACGAAATTGTGATTCCTGACGGCAATTATTTGACCGATGAATTCATGGAGTGCATGAACAACTTGTTTAAAAACACGGCGAATGGCATGGAGTTTTTCCTGCTTTCAATCAATTCCTATAATAGCAAAACAATCATACACGTGAATCAAACGATTCTGACGATGGAAATGAATCCTGATTTTGAATATGTGATAATATTTGACGACATAAATAAATACAATAAGTATTTGACCAACGGGTGCATTTACAGCGAATGCGACATTCAACGAATCAAGGACGAGCATGAAAAGGAGTATTACAATTCCAACATTAAGACCATTAGCCGAACTGCGGGATGGATGATGGGATTTAAACAGCTTGTGTATCGTCGCACATGGGAAACCCGGCACATTGATTTAATTGGACAGGTGCCCATTTTGACGTATTATGCATTTTTAGAAAGCGAATCGTCTTATGGCAATTCAATTTGGAACTACTTGTATGTGGATGTTGACGATTACAACAAAAATTTTATCACGAACAGCATCATTGCGCAAACGGGGGATTCTTATTTAGGATTCAACATTTTAGGAAGAATCACCGTGAGCAGTGGACAGTTGACGATCATCAACGACAACGCAGGCGACATGATATTTAAGATGCGCGAGTATTTGGGACCGGTCCGCTTGGAGAAACTGACCATTCGGTTGCTGGACAAATTTGGCAACGTGATCAATTTGAATGGAAACGACTATTCCATTGCACTTGAACTGCAAGTGCTGTACAATTGAATTATATAAACAAGTGCTGCACAATTGAATTATGTAAATTCATGCAATGAGGAATCACGCACATTCAACTGATGCAATGTGTGCACATGCAACAAACCAGGACGCACGCAATTAAATATTTTTACGTATTTTTATATATTTTTATGGTATAAGGCAACTCATAATAATATGTCTGCATTTGACACTAATTTTGCATATGATCTCGTGTCCAGCAGCAATCGGACACTCAGAATCACCGGTGTAAATGTTAGCAAATATAATTCTGCGAATACGAATTGGGGCGCGTTTCCCTTAATTCCGGCCACATATGCTGGATCAACCCTAGCATACAACGGATACGGCACTCCTGAAAACGCATTTACTGTGGTTGAAATTGCCAACGAGGCATTCAATGGGCGAACCGAATTTGCAGAAGGTCCGCTGATTTTGTCCAGCACAATTCGGAGCATTGGAGACAATGCTTTCAACGGGGTCAAGATCAGCGGACGCCTGACAATTCCTGCCAGTGTGGAATACATTGGAACCCAGTCATTTGCCAACACACTGATTGATGAACTCGTGGTTGAAAATGAGACGACATCCGATGTGTTATCCGGCGTGGTGGATTTGACCCGAGTGACGAGCAAGGAAACCGTTGCGCGAAATGCAACTGATGCCGGGTTAAACGCGCTGAAAGTTCCGAAGGCTAATCCAGCATTCACCGGCACAACCACCCTTCCCATTGCCGTCATTTCGGGCACCACGATTGCAAATGCAACGGCCAACGTGGCCAACATTGCAACCAACGTCACCAACTCTGCGATTGTGGACCATTTCCAATCCAATGTGTCGGAAGATTTAAAAAATTCCCGGATTTTAATTAGCTCAACAACCGGAACTTGTTTGTTGAATGAAACCATTGGGTCGGGGATTGAAGTTGTGCTGTCCAATGGCCTGTATCGCACGGGCGCTGCATTGGTGAACGAACTTTTGACAAGGTTGAATGCCAAAAACATTACATGGGTGGGAGGTTCTGCAATTGCGTGGATTGGATTGTTTGAACCCACCACAAACACGATAAGGCTGGGATATTCAACTGCCGCACCAAGTACAATTCTGAGTGCGATCACGAATCCAGCGATTGTGATTCGGACCAAATACACAAACAATGGGATTGCATATGACAGCTCTAAAATACTTGGAGTGACTGGAGTGACTGTGAATGCAAGCTATGTGGATGGTGCATTTCTTCTGGAATATCCCACTCGCACTGGTGCAAGTTTACCTCAAGCGATAAATCTGAGTACGCCCATGCTAATAGTGAACGGTGCAGCCAATTTGAATGGACCGGTCAATGTGTCTGGAGAGTGGAATTTCAGTTTAAATAAGCCCAGATACAATTCAAATGCATTGGCAACCGAGTCCTTCATTGTGTCATGCATTGGTCTGCTGGACAGTGCAGCATTGACAACCGCTGCATCCACATTGTCAGACATTACCAGCGCATTCAAACAAAACCCTGATTTTGAAGTGTCAATGCCGCAGTCTCAATCGGCACTATTGCAATCCATGACGACCGCAACGAGCACGCGAGTGAGTGCAATGGAATCGTTTTCATCGGTTATTTCCAGTCAAGTGTCCACGTGCAATTCAATCAATGCCGTGTTGTCGTTGTCCATTTCAACCGCCACTTCTCTTCGGGTAAACAACATTGATTTGGCTTCAACCGCGTTGCAAACTGCCGTTTCAGTGATGAAGTCCACCGATCAGTCCATCAGCAGCGTGCTGTCGGGCGATGTGTCCAACCGCAGTTCGCAGAACCAATTATTGAGTTCAGGCATTTCCACTGCAGTGTCATCATTGCAAAATAAGGACATTTCAATTTCAACCGGACTCAGCACTGCCACAATTGCGCGCAGCTTGAATGTTTCCATGAATTCATCGGCGCTGTCCACCGAAGCAAGTCGGTTGCAATCATTGGACGTGGTGCGATCCACTTCATTGACGAATGCGACATCGGTGCGTGCATCTGCGGTTTCAAACATGGTGTCACTCACTTCATCCACTGTTCGGGCATTGGATTTCGCTGACATTTTAATGAGCACGGCATTTTCGCAGCAAACAACCATGCGGTCATCCCAAGTGAAAATTTTGTCGGATGCGGTGAATGCGCAGGTTTCAACCACGCAATCCATAAACACCTTGATCTTGCCGAAGATATCAGGGTCGTCTGTTCCGGACACCACGACCAGCACGGTGTTTAACCTGCTGGGCATAAACATCAACGACAGCATCACCTTCACGAAAACGGGGGGCAGCAGCACATTTTCAAATGGACAGTACATCACAATCGCGTATTCTGCGACGGATTATGTGAAGGGGTATGTCACCGCAGTGAGCGGATCTATTGTCACGTTCACGGTGTCCGCTAAGGCCACATCGGCATCCGAGACCACCATCTACACCACGTCCGGTCCGAACGGGGTTTCTGTTGCGAATGCTTCTGGAAGCATCATAGTTGGATTGTCCAACCCAACCTTTCTGGCCGGTAGCAATTACGTTGTGAGTTCCATGACCGGGACCATGTTTTCATCAACAACCAATGGGAGCTATCGTGTCAGTCTGTTGGATGCATCCAATGCCGTCATTGCAACATCATTGAATGATGAAGCCTACAATTCGTCTCAAACATCATTGACACACCGGTTCAACACCGCATTCATCCCCAAAACTGCCACAAATCTTAAACAGAAATTTGCGTTCACTCCCGGAAACAGCGTGCAAGTGGTAATAAATTATTCGGACAATGGAGCGTACACAATGATCAAAGGTTACGCGGTTTCATACAACCGTGGCATTGTGAATGTCAATTCCAACGGAGCATTGCAGAGCACGCGCATTTCGGCCATCAACACGCTTTCCACCAATTCATCCAACACAATAAGTTCGTTATCAACCACGATTGGCGTCAATCAGACGAATTTGGGGTCCAATGCAAATGCGGTCAGCTCATACATTACTTCCGTTGCATCTGATGTGGTTGCCTCCATGAATTCGGTGCGGAGCGTAACTGCAATTCTGGGGTCCACACTGATGGTGTCTGCATCTCTGCGCAGCACCAACGTGTCGTCATTGTCAACTGCAGTTTCAACCAATGTGTCTGCGCTTTCGTCTACGGCTGCGTCCATTTCGTCAGCATTGAGCGCGCAGGTCACAAACCAGTCGTCCCAAGTGTTGAATGCAATTGCATCGCTGGTGGGTGCGGCTCCTTCTTCTCTGGATACACTGTTTGAAATTTCGGCTGCACTGGATGCAGGTCCTGCGATGTATTCCGCGATTTCGGCCACCCAAACATTGTGGGCATCCAATGTTACGGCTAGAATCAGCGAGGTGGCATCCGTGTCGGCATCACTGTCCACCCAGACTTCTTTGTTGCAAAGCGCGGACAACACGCGGTCCAATGGCATTTCCACTGCCACATTGACTCGGACGAATTCAGTGACATCGCTGTCAGCCGCGTTGTCCGCATTCGTTTCATCCACGCAGAGCAGCTATGCATCCATCTCCACCGGAATTTCAACCACCGTGTCGGCCAGGCAAATTGGAGTGACTTCCATTTCCACGTCGTTGTCCACTATGGTGTCTGTATTGCAAGTGACCGACTCCACCCTTTCGGGGGGCATTTCAAGCGCAACTTCCGCCAGGCAAAGTGGGGTGGCGTCTGCATCCACGTCGCTGTCTGCCGTGGTTTCGGGAGTGCAACCCACCAATTCCACTCTTTTCACAAACATTTCAACGATGACATCCGTTCGGCAAAGCCAGGTGGAATCGGTGTCTGGTTCGCTGTCTGGCGCAATTTACACACAGGAATCGTTCATTGTGTCGCTTTCTGCATCGTTTTCCACTCTGAGCAACGGAATCACTTTGACTGATTTTTTAAACACTGCGGCGGTGGATTCGGCCATAAATCAAGTGATGGGTGGCGCAGTTTCTGCGCTGGACACGCTGAATGAAATTGCGTCGGCCATCAACAACGACACTGCGCTGACAACCACTCTGAATAGTTTGATAAATTACAAGGTGGATGCCACAACGATCACAGCTGTGAATAGCGCCGCTCTATTAAAAGTGAATCAAACAAGTGTCACAGAAATTTCGAACACGATTGGAACAAAGGCAGACAGCTTGCTTGTCACATCATTGCAAACCACCGTGTCGTCCATGGGCGCATTGATCAACGGCAGCATTTCCAGTGAGGTGCAGTCAATGCAAACCAATTTGACTGTAAATCCGTCAATGTATGCACAATTTTCCAACGCAATTATCCAGGTGGAATCATTGTATATGTATTACGGAGCGGGGTATGTGACCAACGATGGCTTCATTAAATATCTGGCCAAGCTGAATGCGTTGTCCAATATAGTGCTGCAGTCTTCATCGCTTGTGTTTGTGATTGATGTGAATTATGCGGTGACCAAGGTCACGCAAATTGCCACTGTGCAATTTGACGCTTTGCAGACCAATGTGAAATACACCAGCCGAGGTGTGGACTACCCGATCACATTGACAAATTCGGCATACACGTTTAACATTGATTCTAGCAGCACGACCGATTACACAAACAATGCCACCGCGATTATTGTCACTGCGACGGGTGAAACCGCGCTGCGAAGGGCGCCAGTTAATTCGCCCTTCACAGTGCCGAAACTGGCGCTTTCCAGTTGCACGTATGCCACTCCAACTGTGCAAACTCCTTATGACGCCACGACATGGAGCGACGCAACCGGCAAAATTTCACAAGTGCTGCGCATCAATTTTGAATCTGGAGTTCAACGGTTGCAGATTGATGGAACCGTTTACGATGTTTCGGGAACCACGCAGAAAGTGCACACGCTGGAGTACTTGCCCGGTGCAAATCCAACCAGCACATTGACCATCCGCGCACTGAACTCAACCACCAAATTGGGAAGCGCCACTTTGACGCTGTCAAACGTGTACAATGATTATTCGCAACATGCGGTGCCATCCGAAGTCAGCGGTTCCAAAACGGTTACGGTGTCAGAATCCACCTACACGTATGCTGCGGCATACGCCACCACGGCAAGCACGGTTGAGCTTCAAACGTATGACATTGGAACAAGCACGTACAGTTCATCCAATTTGACCGCGGTGAATGGGCAAGTGTCTGTCAGCGCCACCTACGCTTCTGGCCAAATCGGCCAACCGCTGTTTAAGTTAATGGCATTGACCAGCAATGGAAAACGCGTGAGCGATTTTACAAGCGTTGTGAATGGTCAACTGATCACATTCTCTCAGCCGGTTCAGTCCAGCGTTTCATACACCACACTCAGTGCGGGTTCATACCGTGTGACCGCAACGTATGCAGTGCATGCACTTGCATCCGCCGTGAAGGTCATCAATCCTTCCACATCGGCCACTTACATTTCATCTCAGGCGGCGTCGGAAGGAAGTGTGACATTCAATGTGGATTACACGGATGCGCAGATACTCGCAAGCGGCAGCATCACGTTTGCAGTGATCACACTTGCGAATGCATCCGGGCTGCAAAGTCCGGCATCCGCCGCATTTGTACTGACTGCTCCCACGCCTACGCCTACGCCTACGCCTACGCCTACGCCTACGCCCACACCCACACCTACTCCCACACCTACTCCCACACCTACTCCCACACCCACACCTACTCCCACACCTACTCCCACACCTACTCCCACACCTACTCCCACACCTACTCCCACACCTACACCAACAAATTGACAATATGGATGGCACGTATAAACACAACACACAAAACGCACTTAAATAATGCTGGTCAATTCAATGCATGAGATATAAAAATATATCATGCAGTTAACCGTGTGTCTGAACATGATCGTGAAGAACGAGTCGCACATCATTCGCCGAACCCTGGACATGCTTATCACCAAGATCCGGTTTGATTATTGGGTCATTTGTGATACGGGTTCCACCGATTCCACCCGAGAGCCCTTAAATGAAAACATGGAAGAATTGAAAAAAAAATATTGTGATGTGTTATAACAAATACATGACAAAATCAAGAACCAAAAAACAACTCAAACAACTCATAGAACGAACAACAAGCCGAGGAACGTCATGCAAGATATTGGAAAAGATCAATGAATAAACGGGGTGTACACAACCCAATATATAAACTCAAAACCCCAACTCCAATTCAATTGTCTGCATCCGACGATCAATCAGATCAAGAATCAGATGATCGCGTGCATTCATCCACCAAGACAAAAAAAAATCGTCCGAATATAGCCCGTACATCATTGAACGCTGTGAATTTTGGTGCGCCTGACAGAAAAGCATCAGAAATGGTGCGAAACCTGGGGGAATGATGGAATGAATCCATTGTTTTTTACCCTTTAATTTTATTTTTAAGAATGGTAATTTTGCGTGTTTTTGCCAGCACATGATGGGCAGATCCTTTGCGAGGCAACAATCGTGCCTTCCCCTTGCACGACATGTCAAAGAATTTCAGTCCTTTTTTTCCAAACACGCTGGCAGTGCAGAGTGCAATTGCATTTTGGGTACCTGTTTTTTTTTCAACAGAATGAATGCATTTGCACAATTTAGTTGCCAAAATGTCTTCTGCCTGACGTTTCAATTCACGATCACTTAATTTTTCAAATGGCATTTTGTAGTACGAGAGAATTTTCTGATAATCCGACCTTGTGATAGATGACGACGACATGCTCATATCCGCGAATTGAAATGCTTATGTATGGCTAAATATCCATCAACTCCTATTAAACAATGATAAAAAAATATGAAATAATGAAATAATGAAATAATGAAATAATGAAATAATTCCATTAAAAATACTTACAAAAATAAATATAAATTCATTGTAGTTGGGTTTAGTGCATTTAGAGTTTGCATTTGCAATCACGCCGCACATTTCACATATTTCGCGCATTTCACGTATTCAATATTTATTTTAATTTTGCATTGCAATGATGGCTTCGTCTTCTCCATCATCCACGCTATCAATGTGTGCATTTTTGAATCGCTTGCATAATAAAAGCAAAATAGTGGTGCTTGATGTGGATGAAACCATTGGCTACTTTGTTGAATTGGGCATTTTTTGCGATGCGCTCACACGAATTGCATGGAACAATGACCCACATGCTCAATACGCTCATTTTGACCGTTTGATGGATGCATTCCCGGAATTCCTGCGCCCTAACATTTTAGATTTGCTGAAGTTTTTAAAAATGAAAAAAAATGCACAAGAGTGCGCGGGTGTGCTGGTCTACACCAATAATTGCGGCCCTCGGGTGTGGGTGGAGCACATCACTAAATACATTGAATCCAAACTGGGTGAGCCACTGTTTGACCAAATTGTCGCAGCGTTCAAGGTCAATGGCGAAATAATAGAAGTGGGTCGCACCACAAATGACAAGACGTACGAAGACTTGCTCCGATGTACGAAGTTGCCGCCCAATGTGGAGGTGTGTTTTTTGGACGATCAAATGCACTCAAAAATGGAGCACGCACAAGTGTATTACATCAACGTCAAACCGTACGTGCATCAGCTCAGCGTGGACACGTTGATTGAACGATTTATGAAGAACCCTGTGCTGCGTTCCACCACCGCACTCAGTGCAAATGAATTGCGAATCCGCGTGATGAGTTTCATGCAGCGATTTTTGTGCACTCCAAAAAATACGCTAGAACAAGAGGTGGATGTAATCATCAGCAAAAAAATAATGGAGCATTTGAAAACGTTTTTTCTAAAAAAAATGAAAGGCGGCATCAAAAAAACGAATGCCTCATTAAAAATGAAAATGAAAACAACCACAAAAAACAAAACATTGAAACAAACATCCACCAACAAATTAAATAGTTAAATAGTGAAATAAAATAAAAATAAATGGAACACATTAAGCATTTTTTTTTGTTGGCATATATTATAACCACATTCAATCACCCACAATGATCAACATTTCCAGTTTGCTGTATCTCGTTTTCCTCTTTTTTGTGCTCACCCCCAATGTGCTGCTGCGCATCCCACCCAACGGTTCCAAGCACGTGGTTGCACTCGTGCACGCCGTCGTGTTTGCTGTGGTGTATTACTACACGTCCGGCTATGTGAACACCATGCTCGGGTCGCTTTAATAAATAACGCAATAATGCAAACGCAAACGGGATTACTCCATTGCAAAAATTAAATTTCAAAAATTTACAAACAACCTCGTATTTATAAATTTTATAAATTTATAAATTTATGTAAACGTGTAAACGTAAACGTAAATGTAATAAAATTAATTTGCCGAACGCACCTTGCGAGTGCGAGTGCGACTGCGACTGCGGGTTTTTGATGCATTTTGTGTGTACGAATGCGAATGCGATCGCGAACGTGTCCTAGGTCCCGACATAACAACAAAGTTCTTTTTCGGATTTTTAAGAACGGCGCGAATCTTTTTCAATTTTGAACCAATTTGTTGTTTCAGATGGGAGATGGAGACAGTGGATGCCCGAATGGGAGATGCTATTTTTTTTGACGACGCCGACGAATGCTGAGTTTTTGATTTTGATTTTAGTTGTGGTTGTGTTTTAATTTTAGGAGTTTTAGGAGACCCGAATGACATCGGGATCCTTCCCCCGCGCAGATGTCCGGGCAGTTTTGACGGAGGAACTATTTCTCCGGTTGCAGGATCCATTCCAACTTCAATGCACATGCATCCTGCCGCGCTCACCCATGCAAAACATTCCAACAAGGTCATTCTCGTCATTTCACTAAACGGCATTCCCCCTGCAAATGCAACTGCTTCAGGTGCGGCTAGATGTTTCATTTGTTCTTTGGAAATATCCACAATGTGCCAGGATCGCAAAAATGTCCGCGATGGATTGGACGATGACTCAGTTAGTTTTTCCCGAAGTCTTGCAGGAAATGTGATTGGGTCGTAAGTGACATTCAATTGGGCGGAAAAAATTGGTTCATGCTGTTGGTTTCTAACTTCATACCCTACCTGACGCGGCGTTCTTGAAACAATATGTTCCAAATCAGGGGTTGAGTGCGAATAAGTTACATTGTTTAATAAGGCAACAGTGTTTCGCGTGATAAATGCGGACATTGGCATAACATTGCGGTCAGAAATAAGACCATCTCTGCGATATCTACGCGGAATAAGCTGTGGTCCCATCTTCACGTGTCCGTGCGGCATGCTGTACAACAATCCAACGGACGAAACAATGTTGCCGGGGGTTAAGTCATAATGATATCCGACATCTCCTGCACCTCGTCTAAGATATAAATCAAACGTTATGTGATGAACGGGACAAGCACGAAAGTCATCAAATGTGAATTTCCTGTAGCTCAACATCATTTGAAACAGCGTGTACCGAATCAAATGCTGTTCAAGGTTTAATCCATCCAGAGTTGTGGTGATGGCGTTGTAATGTGCAAATTCATCAGGACTCACCAGAGGAATGGCGAGATCATGTCTTAACATGCGTATTCGCGCGCATGTCATGGTTTGCATGTCAATTCTGTAAATGTAAGGAATTTTTGTGGCGTGCTTTGTAAGCACCGAATCATCCATGCTGGCAGTTGAAGCGAATAAATTGTCCAAAAATGAGCAAATGGGTTCAGTGAGACGTTCAAAATTGACGCGAGCCGAAACAAGTTGTTCCATGGGACATTGAGGCAGTTGCAAGTTGGCATGCAAATGCACATTCCGCATGTCCTCCGCAAACCGTTCTATCATTTGATTTGGATCAATGGAGACCACGGCAGGTAAATGTGATGTTTTGACGCGGGGCAGCGTCACGTCAGCATAATCGGAATGATACGAAATGGGAATCACAACGTCCTGCTGATTTGGTGGAACATACAAGTTCAACGACTCCGTGACACCCTGACTAAAGGGAAGATTGCAACCAAAGTTTGGGAATGTCAATGTCATTTTGGGGTGGTGATCATGGGATTCACTCGTAGTAAGACGAAACGCAATTTGTTTAATGTTGGATGGATTCAATGTCAATTGGCCCTCCGTGATGGCAAAATCAACCCCCGTTGTCAAATCATGCACAAGCCCCCTGGGTGTTAAGCAAAATAATGTTGACAAATTGTATTGGGTCCTGGGGGTGGACCGTACGAATGAAGCACTTATGCTTATTGGGTCACGAAAGTACAAACACAATGAAGACGGTTCATCCATTTGAACCATGGTATAAGGCGCTGGCGCTGACCTGGGTTGAATGCGTTCACTTATCGTGCGATCCCGTGACAAAATTTCAGTCAACTTTGCTTGTAATAAAGGCCCAACTTCATTCAATGTTTGCGAAAACAAATCATTTATTTTTATTGTATCGTAATCCAATTCCAATGGTTGCAAAACTATCAACATTTTGGAAAACATTTCTGAATTGTTGGGAAAAACGTTCGAAATTGCATTGGCGAACCAGTTTGGAGAATACTCATTGACATTGGATCCTTGTGCAATGCCACGCTGCAACTTATTCGCCACTAAAATTGGTTTGATTATCTCCAGTAATGGACGAATGTGTTCCATGATGTCGGCCACTGTCCGCAAAGCATTTGGATTTTGGGCGTATTTCTTCACAGTGTCATTCATCTTTGCATATATTGTTGTTTCCATTTCACGTTTGAATGGATCAGCATCTACTACTGGCCGCGCCATGCCTCTCGGCGATTCCGACTCCTCATCAGACACATACCCGTGAGACATGAATGCTTGTAACTGGATGCGTGTATATATATTCTAATCAAATATTAAATTTATTTTATTTAGTACTGGGTCAGTTCATTCCACATTCTTAATTTCCGTGCGTGTGGAGTTATTGAACACGCGATTTGCCAAATTGAAGCAGTCGGGGTTAACGGGCGCAAACTTCTCGGACTTGAACAGCAGCGGGTGGGTTTGCTGAATTTGGCGCGAGTCAATGCGCACGTTGTACAAGTCGCTGTTGGACGACGGCACGTATTCCGACTGCTCGCACTTTTGCAGCGCGAAAAACTGGTTGCGCAGCGTGGATTCCACGTTGACCGCCGTGGCATAGCCGGACCACGGTGCCACTGCGCTGCCAGGGTTGAACACGTGCGCCGGGTTGTACACGGGGTAGTTCATGAGTGGCACGGTCGCGGGTTTGCGCTGGTCCAGAATGGGCATGATGGCGTATTTGGACAGCACCGGGCGCGCGCACAACTGGGGCTGCAGCGGTCCAGACGGAACATTGCGATCACGCATGCGGCGGCTCAGTTCTTCGGTGCGCTCCTGCTGACAATACGCCACGCTTTTTGGCACCCCGTAAAACGGCTCTTGTTCTTGCATCATTCGTTGCTGCGGTTGCTGGGATTGCTGGGATTGCTGGGATTGCTGGGATTGGTGTGGCTGCTGGGATTGCTGGGATTGCTGGGATTGCTGGGATTGCTGGGATTGCTGGGATTGGGGCGGCTGGTTTTGATACTGCTTCTGCATAATTTTGTACAATTTTTGTGATATTTTATGATTAATACATTAACATAATATTTATATTTATATTTTTTGTAACATCATTTAAAGAGTTTATTGCATTGATTATTACATTATTTATCACATTGTTCCATCACAGCATTACATGTGCGGCATCTTCTATTATGAGACGGTTGGCTCCAAAAATCGCATCCCCCTGCACGAATTGAATGTGCTGCAGACCAATTTTGCTAAAATATCTCACCGTGGTCCCGACAACAGCCGGTTCTGCGTGGACGGCCATCGCTGCGTGGGGTTCCACCGCCTCGCCATCAACGGACTCGCCTCCACCGGCGATCAGCCGTTTTGTTTGCTGGGCTGCGAGCTCGTTTGCAACGGCGAGATTTACAATCACAAGCAGTTGGCCAGTGCGCACGGATTCACGTGCGTGAGCGGGTCGGATTGCGAAGTGATCATTCATTTGTACCGGATGTTCAACGGCGACATGCAGGCCACGCTGAAGGAGCTGGACGGCGTGTTTTCGCTGGTGCTCATTGACCGAACGAACGACCTCGTGTACATTGCCCGCGACCCCTTTGGCGTGCGTTCGCTCTACATCGGCAGTTCCAGCGACTACGAGCGTGACATCTCGGTTGCCAGCGAAATGAAGGCGCTGCAGCACTGCATCCACGTGGAGCAGTTTCCCGGCGGGTGCTACATGACCCTGACCAAGGTTCAAACCAAACAAACCAATGAAACCAAGTTTGACGCGAGGTTGAACCCGTATTACAAGGGCCTTCTGGTGGACGAGACGCTGGACACACCGTACGTGTACAACTTCGGCACATTTGCGCCCACGTATTTGGATGATCCGAATCCATCCCCCGAAAAGCTGGAGTTTCATGCGCGCACGCAGTTGCGCAACCTCTTTGAATCGGCGGTGTGCAAGCGGCTGATGAGCGAGCGGCCCGTGGGCTGCCTCCTCTCCGGCGGCCTGGACAGCTCCATTACCACCGCGCTGGTGGTGAAGCACATGTCACCGGGCACCGTGGTGGACACGTATGGCATCGGGCTGGAGGGGTCGGTGGATCTGAAGTGGGCGCGCCGGGTGGCGGAGCATCTGGGCACGCGGCACCACGAGGTGTGCCTGACGGAGCAGCAGTTTTTGGAGGCCATTGACGCCACCATTTATCAGATAGAGAGCTACGACACCACCACCGTGCGCGCGTCGGTGGGCAACTACCTGGTCAGCAAGCACATTTACGACAACACGGACAACGTGGTCATTTTCTGCGGCGACATGAGCGACGAGATTTTCGGGTCGTACCGCGGGTTCACGAAGGCGCCCAGCGACCACGCGTTCGGGGGCGAGAATGTGCGCATGGTGCGCGACGTGCGCTACTTTGACCTGCTGCGTTCGGACAAGAGCATCAGCGGCGCGGGATTGGAGGCGCGGGTCCCCTTTGCGGACAAGGCGTTTTTGGAGTTTGTGATGAGCCTGCCGCCGTGGATGAAGCGGTTCGGCGAAGGCGCGGATTACGCCGTGGAAAAGCACCTGCTGCGCCGGGCGTTTGACGGGCTGCTGCCGGACGACGTGCTGTGGCGGCGCAAGGAGGCGTTCAGCGACGGCGTGAGCGGGCACGAGCGCACCTGGGTGCAAATCATTAAGGAATACGCGGACAAGCGCGTGAGCGACGTGGAGTTAACCCTCGCAAACGACATGAATAAATTTAAACACAATGCGCCTTATGACAAGGAGAGCTACTATTACAGGTCCGTGTTTGACCGTCATTTTCCTGGGAAAGGGCGCGCAGAAACCATTCCGTATTTTTGGAGGCACCCGTTCTGCGAGGGGGTGCTTGATCCGTCCGCGCGTCTGCTGAAAGATGTGTATGCAGCGGAGAACCAAGGTTAAACACCGTAAGCAGAGAACCAAAGCCAAGGATAATGATCATCTGATATTTTAATACCATTTTCAATTTAATAGTATTAACCCAAATAAAAATGTGACAATAGTGTAAATTGCGAATGGACACAAACGAAGGACACCGCGTCGTCCCATCATGGGGCGACGGCCGTAAATCATTTTACGGCGAAGGAACTCGGATTTACGATTTTCGCGGAGAACCAATTCTCAATCAGAATGGAAACATAATTACTTCTCCCAAAGAAGGGGTGGTTGTGCACCATGGAGATTATGACGACCCCATCAATCATCCGCCTATCATTATGATCGGAACATTTAAGCACAGCAGAATGCATTCAAGCACAAAAAAAAACACAATATATGTGTTGAGGTTCAAGCAAGATGGCAGTGGTGGTGTTGAACTGGACGGAAGTCATCACGGATACTTTAAACGGGGATTACAACATGGACCAGGCACGCAGTTCACACACGATGACACCGCATTTAAAACGAGCATAGGACAATGGAAAAAAGGCAAGGCGCACGGCATTTTCAAGGAAACGGCAACGACCAAACTCAAACCAACAATGACGACAAAAAAGATGGTGAGATATCATAGTGGAACACCACACGGATATGCATATTATTTACCCACGCGGCACAAACCCATCCCCCAAGAAATGTATTATCACCGTTTGTCTAATACACCCAATGATCCCATCAAAAAGCATGAATACGACAAAATTGAATCATTGTTGATGTGCGCAAATGGAGACGACGCAGTGCATGCAATTTATAATGAATTGAAAAGACGGGGGTCAACCGGATTTAAGATTGAGGAAAATGGTTTTGGTTTTAAAAAAGTGAAGAGGAATGTTATGCCAATTGATTCTAAATTTAATGAAGACGAAAATGAAGATTTTATCGGATTTGTTGAAAATTTGAGGGTTGATGAGAGTGAGAGTGGGCAAAAAGCGATGTATGAGACAAATGACATTGAACACCCTTGGAAACCATACGATTTTGAACCAAAAATAAATGAAACCACATTGACCCCACTTCAAAAAATAAATTACATGCGGTGCATTTACAATCTACCTTTGCATCCAGACACACCGCCCCGTGCCTTATCATCATCTTCTGGATCCATGCCTGATGAGGGAGGCAGACGACGACGACGTTCAACAAACCGCAAAGGCAATAAAGACAATAAAGGCAACAAATGGAATAAAACCAGGAGACAGATGCGCTAAAATGCCCCACATTTGCATATTTACACATAATATGCAAATCATTATTGTGTAAAAATAAAAATAAAAATAAATGAACCTGAATTTAGACCAGGTGGACCACGTGACGCTGGACCTCATGGTGAACCAGCCGCAGTACGAGAGGTATTTGCGTGCGCATGAAGCCGCCTTGAGCGGGAAATACGAAAAAGCCAAGCGCTTCTACAAAAAACGCATCATTGAAATGACGCGGGATTTACTGAAGTGTGAAACGGTGAACGACATTTTCGTGCTGCAGGCGTTTGAGGCGTATGCCAAGTCGTGCATCACGTATTTTAGAAACAAGGACAAGAACGATGCGCTGCAGGAGGAACACATGGCCGAGTGCGTTGCGATAGGTTACCTGCCGCCCATTGTGGAAACCGTGGAAGAATCCCTGTCGGACAACAATGATGGGGACAATGATGCCGACAATGCACCCATCCTATCTGAATCAACCAAAAAAAAGCTGGAAATATTGATGTCGTTTGACAAACACAAGGCGCACACGCCGACGCTGGACACCTACGTGATTAAAACGTCTTCGGCTTCAACTGCTTCGGCAGCCCCCATCCTTCCCAAACAAAAAGAAATCAACCTGGATGACCCCAAATTTAAAACCAAAGACATTAAGCCCAAAAGGCCAATCAAACATGGTTCTCTCAATTCCGATGAATGAATTAAAGTGTTGCAATATTGTAATAGCTAATAATTTTAAGTCATAATCCCAGATACACTTCACTTCGTAGGGGCAATTGGAAGAAATAGAATGCCTCATGCCCGGAGAAGTAGAAAATACAAAAAAAATGCTGCAAAAAGGGGGGCAACCACCGCAAAAAGGGGGGCAACCACCGCAAAAAAGGGCACCGCAAAAAAGGGCAAACGGTTTGAACGGCTGAAGTGCGGACCCGTTCAGGAGAATTATTTCACGTGTTACGACAATGACACGCTGCATAAATTAAGAGATGGCTGGAATGTGCGGCACCCGGATGCCCGCATTGAAACGAACGACCCGAGAGAAATTTGGACCGCTCTGAAGCAGCGCTTGGGTAAATCATGTCGCAATGAAGCGTGCTGGATGAAAAAGATAATAGGCGCAGATCCGGCTGCAGTCTCGGCCGACACATTTGCGCCCGAAGCCCCGAAATCGTGGATTGGTGACCCAGACGAGTGGCTGACCAGCGAAGAGATTGAAAATGTCATGAAGCAATACGAAGATAAGTTTCCCACGTTTGAATTTTTGGGACCATCGCCCAGCGATTATAGTGCGCCCAAATTAGCAGGCGTGTGTGTATGGGAGGAACTCTGCAATTTCAGTCTTAAAAAATACATGGATTTAGGAACAAATAAAATTGGCGTCATTTTCAACACGGACCCCCACACCGAAGACGGATCTCACTGGGTGTCGCTGTTCATTAACATTAGCGCCAAAAACAATTACATATTCTTTTTTGACAGCACAGGTGATCGCCCTCAAAAAGAAATACGCGAGTTCATGAAAATGGTCACGCAACAAGGTCGCGCTCTGGGGGTTCGTTTCAAGTCTTATGAAAATCGGAAAGAGCATCAAAAACGCAACACGGAATGCGGCATGTATGCGCTCTTCATGATTGTGAATTTGATTGAAGAAACGCGCACGCCCCAGGAATTCATGCGTGGGGAGCGCATTCCCGACAGTCACATGCTGGAATTTCGCAAAGAGTATTTCAATCGGGGAGGAAGCGTTTAGACATTTGCCAATTGCAGTTTTATTTTTTTCATTTATTTTTATATAAATAAATGATATAATACACACACACAATACATAACACAGGACACAAGTGTATAAAAAATAAAAATGTCAATCATCACTGACACCAATTTCACATATACTGTGGTATCAAATGTGGATAAGACCCTTTCCATTAGTGGCGTCAACACCACAAAATACCCGTCAACTCTCTCCAATTGGGGTGAATTCCCGCCAATTCCTCTCATATATACTGGCACGATTGCAACATACAATGGCAACGGAATTTCGGCCAATGCATACAAAATCACTCAAATTGGCACATCCGCATTTGAAAACAAGACATCCTTTTCAAACACTACGCTAACCCCCACATTTCTCACCACAAATTTGACACAGATTGGCAACAAGGCGTTTCAGGGCGTGAAGCTTCAAGGGACTCTCACCATTCCAGAAAACATTGTCAGCATTGGATCAATGTCATTTTACAATTGCACCCTGATCACAAACATTGTTATTGGAAGTCTGGTGAATTCGGATGTCATCTCTCATTTGTCCGATTTGACTGCGGTGTTAAATCAAGAAATCACCGACCGAAAGAATGCGGATGATCCATTGCACCTGCTTAAAGCCACGATAAATGATGCCACATTGACGGGAACTGCCGTTTTCCCAACTGCCAACATCACAAACGCCACCATTTCAACTGCAAATGTGAGCAATGCAACTGTGGGAACTGCCACCATGCAAAACATGAACATTGCAAGCAGACTTGATGTGTCTGGCAACATGACGTTTGCGGGAAGCACAACCACTACCGGCCAATGGGACTTCACTGTCCAACCCAAATACAACGGCAATGCGATTGCAACCGAGAATTTTGTTAATTCCAATGTTCTATCCTTGACTGGAACCTTAGGTGGCACACTGAGCACATTTTTGCAATTGACAACTGCAATTAATAATGATATATTGTTTGCATCAACGGTTGTTTATGGTGACAGCACGTTGTTGAGTTCACTCACTTCAGAAAATAGCATTCGTCAATCGGACACCACTGTGCTTTCCAGCGCCCTTAGTTTGGCCGTGTCTTCATTGACGGTTGCAAATTCGTCGCTGATCACAGTGTTGAGCACCGAAGTCAGTGTTGGAGGATACACCGTTCCCTCACTGTCCTTGCTCACCAGCACCGCATTGTCATCATTGGGGGTGACCGACACCACCCTAGGTTCTTCCGTTTCCACCGAAACTGCCACGCGCAGCAATTCCATGTCTGCGCTTTCATCTGCATTTAGTTTGGCCAATGATTCATTGACCGTCAATGATGCGTCGCTGAGCACAGGGTTGAGCACCGAAGTGAGTGTTCGCGGATCTGCCATTGGATCCCTGTCCCAATTCATCAGCACCGCCGTGTCAGCATTGAAAACAGCTGACACCGCACTCAGCACTGGAATTTCAACTGAGATTGCCACATGCAGCAACACCGTGTCCGTGCTTTCATCTGGATTGAGTTCGGCCATATCTTCATTGACTGCCGTGGATGCGTCGCTGAGCACCGCATTGAGCGCCGAAATAAGTGATGGCGTTTACAACCTGGTGTCGCTTTCAACTTTGATCACAAATGAACTAGCTCTGATGAGTGTAGGCATTCAAACCATGTCGGCTGACTTTGACGCAGAATCAACCACGTTGAGCAATGACATCTCAAGTGTGGCCGTGGCCACCACGACAATCGCATCAACTATGACTTCCGCAAATTCCAGCATATCTACGGCCATTTCCGTGGAAGCATCCGCCCGAACTGCGCTTGCGTCGTTGGAGACCAGCGCAAGCACGGCGGTTTCCCAACGCATCGGCTCAAACAACACGCTGAGTGGCGCCATTTCCACGGAAACATTGGCCCGCACCAGCCACGTGCAGTCCGTTTCTGCGATAGTGAGTGCGACGTTTCCGCCATTGTCGGTGGTTGTGTCCGGGCTTTCCACTTTGCTCAGCAATGAAATGTCTGCGGCAACCAGCGCATTGAATGTCGCATTGTCCAATGTGATCGGAACCGCACCTTCCAGTTTGGACACTCTGGCCGAAATTGCAAATCAATTGACCACCAACACCAGTTTGAACCAAATCGCAAGCATCATGGCCAACATCACCAACATGTCCAATGCAGTGTCAACCGAAGCAATCAGTCGCACCAGCGCGATCCCCTCTGTGAAGTCTGCATTGAGTGTGGCAGTGTCTTCCTTGGTGGTTGCCGACGGCAGCATCTCGGCCATATTGTCAACGGAAGTAAGTGATTGTGGCTCAGCCATTTCGTCGGTGTCCGTTTCTTTGGTGAATGTAAAATCAGGGTTGACGTCAATAACTGGACCTCTTGCCACGACACTTGCCACTGAAACCGGCACTCGCTCGGCATCTATTTCAGCAGTTGATAGTGGACTCAGAAGCGCGTCCACTTCTCTTGCTGCAGCTGACACCTCGTTGAGCACGGCAATATCCGCAGAAACTGTGAATCGTTTGGTTTCATTGAATTCGTTTTCAACTTCTCTCAGCGCGGCCAGTTCGTCATTGACTTCTGTAAATAATTTGATGAGCACGAATATTTCCACTGAAAACAGTGTGCGAACTGTTGCCATTACGTCGGTTTCAACGGTTCTGTCCACATCCGTTTCTGCCATGCAAACTGCAATCAATGCAAATTCCACATTCCTTTCCACAGCAACGAACGATGCGGCTCTTAAAACAACCACGTCTTATTTGAACGCTCAAATATCCACCATAATTGGCGGCGCGCCGAGTGCACTGGACACGCTTGCTGAGATCGGCGCAGCATTGAACAATCAAAACAATTTGGCGGGATCAATCACGACGGTTCTGGCAACCAAGGCCCTCATTGCAGATGTGACAACACTTTCCACCGCTTTGTCGCAGAAGGCAAATCAGACAGACTATGAGTCGCTGGTGTCCTTGGTAAACAACAAGGTCAATCTCAACACCACAAATACGACGGTCGTTTACGCATCCACTGTCAACGCTAGGGTAAACACATTAATTCCTGAAATAAGCGTATTAAAGGGTTCTGGCGGTGCACAGGCTAACACCATTGACACGCCAGTGGATGGCGTAAGTGTCTTCAATGATTTAACTGCAACAAATGCACTGTACGCCAAAATGGGGTTGCTGAATAATGGAATCATCAATCCAATTATTAATTTAATCAACCCGTCCGTCGTCAGCAGCACCCTCGAGTTTGGTTACAATAACATTGGGGTATCAAATGTGTTCCATATCGTGACTGTTTGCTTTGACAAAGATCAGTCTAGTGTCATCGTCAATGCCGGTGTCACCGATATCACTCGCGTTCCAAACAATCCTCTAACGGTGTCGGGGAACAACCTGGTGCTACGTGCCATCAACAACTATGCATATACTTTCAGCACATATTACTACATGACCGTTGAGGAGTACATGACATTCAAGAGACCCTTCCAAATCACAGCACTTGCTAGAGAAAACCGATTGGCACCAGTTATACCAACTGTTGCAATACCTGCACCCAATCCATACAGATCAATATACAATTATGCAATTCCAACCGTAAACACTCCATATGTTCCCACCACGTGGGAACCTACAACGCAAATCATTACTCAGAAAATAACAATTAACACCATGGACCTTGACTTGACATTGAAATTTGTGTTGCCCAGCAACATTACAATTCAGGCAGCAAGCAACGCAACACAGACGTTGGAATGGATCCCAAATAGTTGGGTTGCGAAGGCGAATCATTTTACCATAAATGGCACCAGTGCCACATTCAATGTGACCTATTTGCGCAGTGTGGTAGGAACTGGATCTAACGCAATTTCTGTGAGCATTGTGGGAACTACATTAAAGTTGCCCAGCCCTTCCCTCACCATTTCAAATGTAATCAATGACATAAGACAATATGCTGCCCCGAACGCATCCGACATTGGATACGGCGGACAATACTATGCCGTGATTGACTATTTGGTGGAATCCGGTGTAACATCATTGATCGCGTTGAAGTCTGATTTGTCTGCGCTTCCGGCGGGTGCAAGCATTTCCAACACCGTTTCTGGAACCACGGCGTCGCTGGCAATTACATTCACCGATGCGATTTCGCCATTGAGCCTTGTGGTGGTTGCTGCAAGTAACACCAACGGTCGTCAAAGTAATGCATCGGCTGTTCGCACGTTTATAAAACGATACAATGCACCCGTTTTGTCCAGCGGCCCGATATACACCGTAGTGAGCGCAGGTTCATATACAGTGGCTCTGTCATACGCATTGCATTCAGGCGTAACTGCGGTGAGTGTATTGCCTGCTGGTACAACTGTCACCACGAACACTGTTTCGGGAACCACTGCATCATTAGTGATTGCATACACCGATGCGGTTTCTCCATTGAACATTACGGTGGTGGCCCAAGCCAATTCCGATGGGCGTCAGAGTTATACGTCGGCGGTTCAACCATTATTGAAACAATATGCGGTTCCAATTATTTCTGGAAGCATCGCGTATTCGGGAAACACGGCCACCATGTCATACACCGTGCCATCTGGCGTAACTGCATTAACCGTGTTGAAGTCTGATTTGTCTGCCCTTCCTGCCGGTGCAAGCATCACTTATTTGAAAAAGAAAACATGGACTTTCACCCTTAACACAACATTAGGTTTTTTTGCCTTATTGGGCGGTGTGGGTCAAAATATCAATCCGTTGTATTTTAAAATTGAAAGTGATAGAGTTTTATTAAAAAATTACAATCCATATGGAGCATATATTGGAGGATGGGGGGGAGAACAATACATAATGTCTGGCCTGCATGACTTACCAAGACCCACAACATTCACGGTGGCATTTGATGGCATCAATTTTATAATTGGGTATAATAACACATTTACAACGTATGCAAATAACTCAGGACTGA